CCAAGGAAGATCTGATTCAGGCACTGAGAACCGAGTGTGTAGCGTTCTTTGCGTTCTACATGCAGGATCGACTCGAACTTGACGTGCCTGAATTGCATGAGAGCATCTGGGAAGAGATGCTGGAGATGGTTCAGACTGTGAATCTCAATCAATGGACCGATCACCTGCAGAAGGTTTTCTGTGTTCCTCGTGGATTCGCAAAGTCAACTGTCGTAAAGCTGGCTGTGGTGCTCTTTATGCGCTTCAGTCGGCTTTACTTTACGCTTTATCTGAGTCGCACGACTCCCATTGCTAAGGCAGCATGCCGAGATATCTTCAACTGGTTCTACTCGCCTGAGGATCAGGAGTTATTCGGCAAAGCAGAGAAGCCTGAGAAGAACAACGAATCTGAGGGTGTCTGGATTTTCACGATTCAGACCCCTGACTTCGGTCCGAAGAGAGTTATTTTGATGGCTCGCGGCTCGGATCAGCAGGTTCGTGGTACTCTTGTTGATTCACATCGTCCTCAGCTGATGATTTTCGATGACGTCGAGGACAATGATACTGCGAACACTCCGGAATCGCAGAAGAAACTCGATGAATGGTTCATGGGTAATGCTTTGAAGGCATCGGCAAGGCGTTCGATTCGCATTGTGCTCGGAAACATGATCAATTCGAGAACAATGCTGTACCGGTTGGCTGCTGATAAGAAGTGGAATCCCACTATCTACGGTGCCATCGTCAGGAACAAGGAAACAGGCGAGCTTGAATCGCTCTGGGAGGCATGGGCACCGCTTGAGATGCTTCTTGCAGACTACAAGGACTATCGCTCCAAGGGAGTCGGTCACGTCTGGGTCTACGAAATGATGAACATGACGGCTGACACGGTCTTCAAGACTGAGTTGGACGCAGCAGTTCGGATTCCAAGGCCATTCCCAGAGCAAGTCACGGCTGGGATCATCACAGTCGATCCGGCATTCGGGGAGAAGGCGTGGAATGATGAGTCAGCACTCGTCGCACACGTGAAGATCAAGGACATGGTCATCCCGATTATGGCTGAGAGTCGCAAGGGCCGCTTCGACGAAGGCAAGATGCTTGATAACATCATTGAGATGCTTGAGTATTGGAACCTTACGACAGTTGGAATTGAATCAGTTGCTGCTCAAAAGCTTTTGATTCCGTTGTTCCAACACATGTTGGCCGATCGGCTTTATCCGAAGGACCTGATCACGTTTATTCCACTTCCATCTGGTGGGAAGGCGAAGGCATCGCGAATCCTGGCCATGGCCAAGTCCGTCGGCTCTGGGAATTACGCAATCGTAGAGGAAGAAGAGGAAATGTTCCTCGAGATTCAGAACTACGACCCTGCTTCAAAGCAACACGATGATCGTCCTGACTCCGCCGCCTACGGTCCTATCGCGTGGGCGCAAGCTGGGAATCAGATCGAAGAGAATGGGCGATTCAAAGAGAAGTTCGCCCTTCTTACGCAGACCGAAGGCGACGACCAAGTGGATGTGCACGAACTTGATATCGTGCCTTATTAAGGAGAGAGTCCAATGAATGTCATGGACACGCAGATGGATGAGACGAAGCAGCTCAAGATCGATGAGGATGAGCTGGAGATGGGTGATTCCAGTGAGGAATTGTCCGAGGAATCGCATAAGGCTCTGATGGAATACCTGTTGGCCAGACTGCAAAGCAGTAACAATAAACGGCCGGCACGACTTCAACGCTATGCTCGAATCGACCAGGCTGTGAATGGCTGGCAGAAGCTGAGTGCTGAGGACTCGATTCGTGATTCGAGGGAAGAGATGACTGGGCGGTCCCAGGCTTTGCCCATGAATGTCACGATCACGAAGAGTCACATTGATGATGCCGTCGCCTTCTTTGCGGAAGTCTTCGCTCCTCTCGGCGGGAACTTCTTTGCGACTCCTGGGAAGAAAGACCAAACCTCGATGATTCAGGGCCTGACCAAGAAAATGGATCAGGACATGAAGATGAACGCGTACTACGATAACATCGTGTCAACCATGACGTCGCTGACAAAGTACAATCTCGGCGGATTCCATGTTTACTGGAACGACGAGAAACAGCACGGGGATAGCGTTGGTAATGTCTGCGAGTCGATCGACGTCTACAATATCCTCTGGGATTCGACGATTCGAGACGTCAGTAAGCTTCATCGTGATGGTGAATGGGTTGCATTGGTGAAGGAACGGAATCGCCTGTGGCTCCTGAAACAAGCCATGAAAGGTGGCCTCATCAATCTGAAGAAGGTTGTGGGTCCGCAGAAGGATTCCGAGCGCGGCTCCAACAGTTTCGTTCCAGGCAAAGCCAAGTTCTACAAGCATCCGCCGGATCAGACTCGCATGCGCGATGACGGCAAGGACACGAAGAGTGGTCTCCGTGAAGGTGGTGATGTTGATTGGGATGGATTCGGTCTTTCTCTCGGCGAAGATCAACAGGCAGCGATCGATGGTCACGAGATCATTAAGATGTACTGCTGGATCATTCCGAGTCAGTTCAACATTGAAGTCGAAGGCGAAGACGAGAACGCCGCCAACAAGCTTTCGCTCTGGCAGTTCACCATTTGCGATTCGACAACAATCATCTATGCTGCTCCGATTCCGAACGCCGAGGAACTTCCGGTCTACCTGGCTCGACTCGACAAGGATGAAATGGGTGAAGCGGCCAGGACGATGGCTGAGAATCTCATGCCATTCCAGCGCATTGTCTCGTTCCTGCTGAACACAGCTATCGAGGGGATTCGTTCGAACATCTGGGGACTCAAGGGGTATGACCCCAGCATGTTCGATATCTCCAAGGTGCAAAACGGGGAGACGTCGGCGTTCCTTAAGTCCAAGGTTCCCGGAAGGGACGTGCGAGCGGGACTCTTGAAGCTGGATGGCTCATCTGGCACCGAGGAGAACTTCCGTCATGCTGGCAGCGTCCTTGAGTTGATGAGGAGTCTCTTCCCGAGTCAAGCAATGCCTGCCCAGATCGCCGGCATGGACAGAGCTGTCAACAGTCAAGTCTCCGCCGTTCTTCAGGGAGCCATGCGCAAGATGCATATGCTTGTGCGTCGCCTGGACTCGGCATTAATGCTTCCTGTTCGAATCGCTCAATGGCGAAACATCGCCAACTTCGATCCGGAGAAGGAGAACTACCGGAATCTCTCCGCTGAAGAAGTCGCCGAAGTCCTGGCCTCTGGCCTCGGCCAAGTGAATCGTGAAGCAGCAGCCGAGCAGATCCGAACTTTGATCTTCGCTCTGATTCAAAACCCAGACGGCAACCAGGGAATCGACACTCGCGGCCTCTTCCAACTCTGGTCGATTCTGATGAATCTCGGCACCGACCTTTCCGAGTTCATTCAGCAACTGACTCCGGAGCAAATGGCAGCAACTGGCGGCGGAGCAGACCCCAATGCAACTCAAGCCGCTGGGGCCGCTCCAGTACCTGTGGAAGGAGTCGCAGCGCAAGGAACAGCGGTCTGATTCAACAAGGAGAGAATAAATGGAATTCGAAAAAAGAGCGATTCGGTCGCTTTCGAACATGTTTCGCAGTATCGAAAAAGCGGACTACAGAGCAAAAGATATTCAGGTCCACCACGAATGGATCATGAATCCAACATCCTATGTTCACTTTCTTCGAGGATTGCCCGGTGCTGAGTATTTTGTCTCTCACGAATTATCAATTCGAAGAGTTGATTTGAGTGGAGACTTTTGCCCGGAAAATCTCAGACTTCATTGTCAGCCAAGCAAACGAATCTTGTTTGATAGTCAAGCTGTGATTCTATGGCTTGACCTGATCGACAATCAATACTAATCGCGGACATTTCCTGAGAACTGGGGCTGAATGCTTTCGCTGAATCCCTGCCCCTTCATCCCGGTCGTTGAGGTATCTGTGGCGATTCGAGAGGGGGCGGGAAGGATTCTGTCACTCGGGTGAGCGACGAAGTGGGGGGCGCCCGGAGCGAAGCGTAGGGCGCAGGGGCCCCACTGCAGGAGTGAATCCCGTTGACAGAATCAGTCGCGGCCCCTCCGATTGGCCACAGATACCTCACTCGGCCGAGGATGAATCAGGGGCTCTTGGGATTCCACCCCGAAAGCTCCCTGCCCCTTTGTTCGTGAGTTAGGAAATGGACTGCAGGAGTCAACCATGGATATCCATCCAGAACTTCGACTATTTCTCAAGCGAATCGTTCGTGATGAGGAAGCTTATTCCTTGATTCAAATCCAGCTTCAGAAGGAAATCAAGGATAAGATCGCATGGGCAAAGACACCAGAAGAGGCATTCAACGTCAAGCTTGAACTTGATGCTGCAACACGATTCTGGGCTTTGCTCGAAGAAATCTCAAAGTCTGAAACCGAAGGAGAAGACGGAAATGCATAACGTAATGAATCGCTATCTCAACAAAATTACTCCCGCAGGCTTGTTGCGGTCGCCACCGAATGAAGGAAATATGGGGGGCAATCAAGTCGACGGCAACGGAGGCGGCAATGAGTCAGGCACTTCGAATGGTTCGGATTCTAATAATTCCGGTGCTGACGACGGCAACGGTGATGGCTCTGGGGATTCCGACGAAGACGATATTGACCTCCTCAGCGCCGATGACGATTCCGATGAAATAGAGCTCGATGATGAATCTGATGATTCCTTCGAACTGACGGATGAAGACAAGGCGGCCGGCGAAAACCTCAAAACGCAGATTCTCGGTGCCATCGACACCTTCAAGGTTGACATGGACGAGCTGCCGGATGATTTCGACGTCACCGACCGCAAACAGCTTGCTGAGTTCCTCGGGAATCAGCAGAAGAAGGCAATGCGCTCGACGATCGCGATGATGCCGCACATCATCAATCATGCTCTCGGAGTCACGGTTAAGCAGCTCGAAAAGAAGCTGGGCTCGGCCGTTGACTCCAAGAGCAAGAAGTCCGAAGCGACTCAACTCTTCAATGACATGGGCTTCCAAGGTCAGGACAAGGTTGTCGCCAAGACGCTGTATCAGCGAGCGCTGAAAAACAAAATGAGTCCGAAGGATGCCGTTAAGGCAACCAACAAGGCTATGAGATCGTTGGGACTCTCTTCGGGAAAGTCCCAAGCGCGCCAAGAAACGTCTTCTAGGAAAGAAGGCAGCGACGCACTCGCAAGTTTCTTCGGCGCCTAGTAACTTCCGGAATCGAGCAGCGAGTCATTCGTTTCCGGAGAATCTTAAACGAGTGACTCACTTTTGAAAGGAAAGACCATGGCAGTTCGTGGCGTATTTGCGTCGCATTCGAGCATTGTAGGGGATCGCGTGAATACCCTCTCTGGTCGAGTCTTGAAACAGGGCTGGGCAGGCACCGTGCCTCTCCTCGCTCTCTCTTCCGGCATGAAGGAAGAGTCAGTGTCCGATACCGGCTGGAGCTGGGTTGAAGACACGCATATCAGCGGTAACGGAACCGTCACGGCTGCGACCACGAACGTCGCGACTACGATTCCCGTCGCTGATACGAGCATCTGGACGAAGAATTCGATTCTCCTCGTCGAGACGACCGGCGAGCACGTTCTCGTCACTGACATTCCTTCGAATCAGGCCATCACGGTTCGCCGTGGATTCGCCGGCACGACCGCTTCGGCGATTGCGCAGAATGCGACTCTCCAGCTGCTCGGCACGGCATTCGAGGAAGGCGGCGGCAAGCCTGAAGCAGTCATGCAGTTCGGTGACACCTTCACCAACTTCGTGCAAATCTTCAAGCAGGGCTGGTCCATCACCGGCACCGCCAAGGCCGTCAAGTATCAGCTGGGTGACAAGCTCGCTGATTCCAAGGCACAGGCAATGGCCTACCATGCGGAAAACATCGAGCGCGCTTTCTTCTGGGGTCGCAAGTCGATCACCAAGGTGAACAACAAGGAAATGCGTACCTCGAACGGAATCATTCCGCAGATCGAGCAGTTCGGCGGTATCGTTGAGTCGGCAGCATGGGGCGGGACTCCCGGCGCCATGTCGCTCGGCGGCTTCAAGGATTTCATGCGGCGAATCTTCGACAAGAACGCCAAGGGTTATCCGAACGAGCGAATCACGTTCACGTCGTCCGTCGTTCTGAATCTCGTTCAGGACATGGTCGCCATGGATACGCATTACGAGCTGACTCTTCAGGACAAGGCCTACGGTCTCGACGTCTGGACGCTGAACTTCCTCGGGAATCAGCTGAAGCTCGCCGTGCATCCGCTCATGTCGGAAAACGCCTACTGGCGGAAGGAACTGTACGTCCTTCATCCCGGCCTCATCAAGAAGCGAGTCCTTCGCCAGACCTGGACCGAAGAATTCAACGCCGGCCGAGCCAACAACAACGGTGTTGACGCCGACGAAGGTTACGTCGCCGACGAACTCGGATTCGAGCTCAAGGGCGCCAACCTGTCGGGAATCATGCGCAACATCACCACGGCGGTTCCGACCCGTCCGTAAGAGTCGAGTCGCGGCCATCTCGGCTAAGGCTTGAAGACTGCCGGAGTAGATTCCTTCGGTCTCCGGCAGTCACCAGTTTTAACACGCTCACAGAGGAGATTCGAAATGGGCGTTTTTGATAACAAGGCGGGAAGTGCTCCCGATACGGATAATAAGGCGGCAAGCACGTCGACTCCTGAACCCACCAAGACCGACAACGCAGCGCCGGCCGGCGACAAGCCTGTGACTCAGGCATCGACCTCTGAAGAAGCGAAGGCTCAGGGTCAGGAAGGTTCCGTTGGTCCGAACGGCGAGACCTCGTTGCCGATTAAGTCCGAAGGGACTCTCGAAAACGGTAGCAAGCCGGCTGCTCAGCAGACGACCGACAATGAAGAATTTCCCGGTCAGGACATGAAGAATCTGATCGATCAGGACATTGCTTCATCGTCGACGGCTCTGTCGAATGCTCGCAGTGGCGGCGAAGGAATCGCAACGGACTCTGTTCTCGGCGCCTTCTTCAAGGACAAAGACAATCCGAGCGAAGAAGACAAGGCGAAGTTCCGACGTCCGGGCAAGGAAAGCGATTCCGCAAACACCGACGAACTGAAACCCGTCGCGGCGTACAAGCATCGCGAAGTGAATCACTTCAAGGTCGGCCCGTTCGAATTTCGTCGGCATATCCTGGAAATCTACAGCGATGAAGCACATGATCGCTTCCTCGAGCTGTACCAGGGTCTGACTCCTCGCGATCAGAACGCCATCGTCGAATATGATATCGAGGCCGCCGCCCGAGTCGAGAAGCCTGTTCAGGTTGCTCGCGGCTCGCTCGGCACCGACAACATCAAGGACCCGAAGCTGGTCCAGTAACTGAATGAATCGGAAGGTTGGGATAGTTATGACAACATTTAGCCAGATGGTAGACCTGCTCCTGAAAGAGATAGTTCGTCCCGACATGGTGTCTATGTTGCCGGACTATCTCAACCAGACGATTCGTGAAATGCATACCAATGCCCAGACATCATTGCCTGTTGCATATGCAGATAATCGAATCGAGCATCTGATTACTATCGATTCGAGCGTTGATGCCTCAGACAATTTTGTGTGGCCATTGCCTGATCCCACGCGATTCCAGATGGTCGAGGCCATTTATTATCGCAGTATTGGGAGATACGCGAAACCGAGAAGTCCTGATGTGGCACGAGTCAGGAACTTCTCGGACCCACTTCGCGAATTCTACTATTATCGCTCTGGCCCGAATCTGGCGTTTTCACGACCAGGCAGAGTCGGCGATGTGATAGAGGCCTCCATCCTTTATTATCCTCGCCGACTCACGTATCAGCAAGGTACGCAGCGCAAGGTGCGATGGAACGCTGAGTCGGAAGCCTTTGAGTATATCAACGGCGGTACGATCGCAGACCTTGACAAGGCCACGAATTGGCTTTTGCAGCGTCATGCAGACTGCTTGATGGAAGGCACGCGCGCGAAGGCGTATAAGCGCATGGACGATCAAAACCGTGCGAAATTGGCGTACTCGCAGTACGAGTCAATGCGCGCTGCCGTCATCGCAACTGAGTCCGTCTCGCCTGACGCTCAGTATAACAACTAAGGAGATTCCAATGGATATCTGGATTCCGAAGGAATGGCTGCCCAAGGTCACGATGAAGCGAGTCCATGTTCATTGGACCGCCGGACCGAAGATGTCTCGCCCGGATGAGGCTGAGCATTATCATATGATTCTGAATCAGGATCTGACGCTGCGAAAAGGAGTCGATATTCGGCTCAATTCGTATGCGAAACCGCCGGCACCGAAAGGGTATGCTGCACATACGCTGAATGCGAATCAGTATGCCATTGGCTACTCTCTCGCCGGTATGCGTCTTGCGAAGCAGAGTCCGTTTGACCCGGGCCCTGATCCGATCACCGAAGAGCAGTACACAAGGGCCGTCAAGCATGTAGCCCAACTGTGTAAGGCTTATGGAATCCAGGTGTCTCCCAAGACCGTTTTGACTCATGCTGAGGTTACCAAAAACCTTGGTATTCAGCAGAAGGCCAAATGGGATATCGCCATTCTTCCTTGGCAGCCCAAGGAATGGAATACAGCCGAGAAGATCGGGAATCTTTTCCGGTCAGAGGTCCAGCACTTGCTGGAAAAAGGAGAAGTGCCATGAATCTTGGAAGTATCTCCAAGGCAATCGCGGGTGCGAGCGCAGGAGCAATTGGTTCTCTGGCCACGAGTTACATCGTGATTCCTGAGACCGTAGTCATGCCCTGGTATGGGTATGTCGCAGTTGGCGTTCTGAATGCAGCGATCGGATTCGCCATTGTTTACTTTGCCCCACGCAATACCGCTTGAGACTCTCGGGCACCGTATAGTGCTTCGAATCTCTCATAAGTTCCGTCAACGTCTCGTCGAGTGGCTTGGATCATTCCAGATCATGCTTCTCGGCTGGGTATTGATGGACCCAGCGGATTCATTCAGCGCAAGTACGTCATTTCTTTGGATGGCGCAGATGATGAGTGAGGAGTCTTGGGCTGTTGCCCTCTTCACTGTAGGCTTTTGTCGGTTAGTCGGCCTAATCGTCAATGGTTCTATGGAAGCAGTGACTCCGTGGATTCGAGTAGTAGGTGCTGTTTTCGGATTCACCGTCTTCTCGATCATCACAATTAGTATGTTAGTCTCCAAATTCTATCTCGGAGCTCCACCGTCAACAGGACTCGCTGTCTACGTCCCCGCTGCTTGTGCCGAAATTGCAGCGATGTATCTAGCAGTGATTGATGCAAGGGTATATAGAGATGGGAAGCGTAGGAGACCTGCCTGAATCCATACAGATTATCGCAACGGTATTGATTGCGGTGATCAGTGGTGTTGCAATCAGGCTTGGCTGGGGTGCTAGTGCTGCTAAGACTCCAGTCAAGCAAGACGTCGAAATCGCAGGTGCTGTTGTTGACAACAGGGCGATCAAGACTCTCGTCGAGCAGATTGATTTTGCTGTTGACCGTTTTACGAAGCTTCATGAAGATCGAATGCGCGTCGAGAAGCATAATGTTGAAGAACTCGCGAGTCTTCGAAAGGATATTCGCGAAATGACCAACGCGGTGGATAAACTGATTCACCATAACAATGAAAGGAGAGGAATCTATGGCTAAGGGTGGTTCTGGTTCCGGTTCTAGTTCCTCTTCAGGTGGGAAGAGCTCTTCGTCGTCTTCCAGCGGCAAGAGCTCTTCTTCCTCTTCGAGCAAGTCGAGTTCGTCTAGCTCCAAGTCCAGTTCGTCCAGCAAGTCAAGCGGTGGTGGATTCTTTGATTCCATCGGAGCTGGGCTGTCCGCGATCGGTAAAGGAATCTCCGATGCACTCGGTGGCGGATTCGGAGGTGGTTCCGGTAAAAACGGCGGGGATAACGGTTCTTCCTCTTCAAGTGGAAAGACAACTGGCAAGGCTGCTGCCGCTGATTCTAAGGCGACTGCTCAGGAAAAAGCAGCTGCAATCAAGGACAAGGATCTTTCGAGTCCAAAAGCCACTGCTGCGAATACTAAGGGTTACAAAGGCAATGCCGCCACTATTGCTGGTGAACTTGCCAAGGCTGGCTTGACTCAAGCACAAATCAGTGGATTCATGGGTCGTCTTCAGCAGGAGTCGAGTCTTAATCCGAATGCTCAGCGTAAGAACGACGCCGGTCCTGGTAAGCATTCCTATGGCATTGGGCAGTGGAATAAGGATCGACTCGATAACCTTGGTGGCTACGCCAAGGCCCTCGGTAAGGACAAGAGTGATCTTGCGACTCAAGCTTCCTTCGCCGCACATGAGATGTTCGGCAGCAAGGATTCTCGAGTCTCGGGCAAGTACGGCGCAGCTTCTGAAGCTTATGCCGGAAAGCAACTCTCGAAGGCGACAACCGTAAGTGAAGCTGCGAAAGCGGCAATGCACTACGAGCGGCCGGCTGGTTACTCGAAAGCGAATCCCACAGCGGGACACGGTTGGGCAAACACAGTTGCCAATGCAAATAACTTTGCAAAGGGGGCCGGACTCAACACCTCCGTCGCGGGAAAGCCGAACGTGGACTCGATGACGACTGCGGCAGTCGGGTACAAGGACCCGATGGTATCCGTTCAGAAGGCAACGAGTCCGATTAGTGGTCTGGACAAGTATGGTTCAGCCATTGGCAAGATCGCTTCCGGTGATGTTATTGGCGGAGCCCTCGATGCGATAGGGAATCTTGGCAAAGATGCCGGAGTCCTCGAAGCGAAGGCAGACGAGAGCAAGTCTAGTAAGCGTGCTGGCTTCGCAGGAATCGTCGAAAGCTTCAAGAACGATAAGCCTCTTGAAGGGGCTATGGGCCTTTTCGCTGCGGCGACGAATCCATTGGGATTTGGACTCACGTCCTTTGCGGACTTGGCCATCAACGGGGGGATTGAAGGGAACACGGCGGTTGCCGGTCGGTATGATGGGAATGGGAGTCAAGGTGGTGACTCTGGCGGTCTTCCAATCGGTGGCGATGTGCTGAGAGGTGCATTGAATCCGGTTACGGAGATTGCTCAGATTCAGCCGATAGCTCCGACTCCGGTCACCCAGACAGTTCCGAAAAGGAAGCCCTTCGAGTGGAGTAAGCTCTGATGGCTCAAGAGACTCAACGTTTCCGTCGTTACGGCGGGAACCTTTCCATGGATGAATTGATCAAGGATTGTCGTTCCCTCGAATCGGAGGTAATGACTCTCCTTGGCACAATCAAAGCCCTCGAAGCGAGGATCAAGACTCTCGAGGATTCGAAAGGATCATAGCAATGCCATCGACAAGAGTTGCCTATAGTCAGATTGAGTCCTGGAGTCCCGCTATTGACGCGAGGGCGGTGGAGAACGGGAATCTTTATGTTCTTGAGGGTCGGAATTTTTATTTTGACTCGAAGGGGCCGAAATCTGGTTTTGGATCGACTCTTGTTGAGCCTCAGCCTATTGATGATTCTTACGGGCCCTGCCAGTCTCTGCGCGTCGGGGCCCGTACTCTTTTCTTCACCCCGAAAGGTTGCTTTGAGCGGACGGATGCGAGTGAATCGCAGGGCGAGAGGTGGAGAAGGTTGGCGACTTTTTCCGGCCCCGATGACTTTGCGATGAATACGTTGTCTTGGACTCAGGCTTATGTCGGTTTCGGGTCTTATGTTTGTCATCCGCGATTCGGTCTTTTCAAGGTGATGGCAACGTCCCTCGAAAGCTTCAAGCCAGTCGGGATCGAGGATTCGATTATCGCCATTGCTGAATCGGCTGGTAGGCTGGTGATTCAGGGGAAGTACACGACTGCTTATTCGAATGCGGATGATGCAGGGGATTTGACTCCGGAGTTGGGCGGCGCTGGCTTTCAGATTACGCGGCAGCGAGTGCCTGGGGATCCGATTACGGTGACGACCTTTCAGGGTGGTTTCGTGGTTTGGTGCACCGAGGGAGTCTTGCTGGCGGAATTTGTCGGCGGCGATACGGTTTTCCGCTTCGATCGAGTCATTACGAAGCAGTTTCTGAGTCATGCGCAGGGCTGGTGCCAACTTGCGAATGGGGATACACTGATTCTGACGACGCATGGGTTGTTTCGTTCGAGTCCTTCTCAGGGTCTGGCACCGCTGAATGAGTTGTTCAATGAGTACTTGAAGGACTTGTTTAAGAATACGAATGCGATGATGAGTCGTGTTGAGTATTTTCAGGACTATGATTTGATTTTTCTGTCGATCATGGATGAGTCGTATCAGTACTATCAGACGTATGTGTATAGCGTTGCGATTGAGAAATGGGGGCTGTTTTCGGAGTCCCATCGAGGGATGATTGAAGTCTCTTCTAAGGCTGGTGACTTCGGCTATGTCGACATGGATGGGTATGTGCATCGATTCGCAGATGTGCCTTTCCGTGAGAATCAGGATGGAACGATCGGCGGTCTCGACAGTGAGATTGTTGTTGGTTATCTGAGTCCGAATCAAGGAGCTGAAACTGCTGATGCGAATTTCGAAGTGCAGGAGATTCTTATCTCTGCACGAGAAGCAGCTGTTGATACCTCCAATCTTATCGAAGAGGACTGGAATGGTCCTGATTCCTTTACTTCGTTCAACATCGGATTCTATCTGAGGGACGAGGACTGGAATAATTTCGGTCTTGACTTTTATGATCTGGATTTCAATGATCCTGATGCGAATGAGGATTGGGACCTCCCAGGAATCGAAACTGATTACAACGTAACTACTGCCGGTCAACGTGACTTTGACTGGAACGATTCCGATTATCTGAATGAGGACTGGGCAGCGACTCCATCGGATGGCGTTGATACCAGCTATATTGAGAACTGGGGTTATGTCGCTGATCCATGGCCAGACGAATACGCCGAGGATTGGAATGGTGATGGGGCTTTCCAGAATCGCATTGACTACCAAATCAAGATGATCTGTAATTTGGATGGTTTCGAGGGGAATCTTGAAGTCGAACCAATTCGGGCAATCGAGAAGGTAGCAACTGATCTCTGGACTCTTTTCTCTCACGGTCATCGGCATCGAATGGTTATCTCTGCGACTCAGCCATGGGAAAATTACCATGTGAAGACTCTTTCCTTCACGGTACATTACGCTGGACAGGTCGTCTAATTTTGAGGGTTCATCAATGGTTAACCTGCTTAACAAGCGAGTGCAGTTCCCTCGGAACACGACTCGTAAGAACGACGCCTACATTGGTCCGGATGGGCAAGTAGTCGTTGACAATGAGAAGAAGGAGTTGCGACTCCACGATGGAAAGAGGAAAGGGGGATGGGCGATCGTTCCCCTGGAAATGCTGAAGAAGCTGTTCCTGACTCGTGACACTGAGACTGGTTCGCTGGAGTTTGCGAATGACCAGTCTGGATTGCTTACGAGGATTGGGACTCGTGACTATGCCCTGAGGACACTTGAAGGTATCAATGGGATTGAGATTACGAATCCCGATGGTAAGGATGGTAATCCTCGCATTGGTTTATCAGATGGAATCGTTAGCCTGGTAAGCCCAACTGATGATCTTTTTAAGGGAGTCCAAGAGAGTCCTCATCTCTGGTCGGCACGTGAACTGAGAATTGCTATGACCAGAATTGCAGAGAGTCTACAGACAATTGAAGGTGTTAACACACCCGCACGTCGAGATTTCAATGAGATTTTCTCAGTGGCTTCGTCAGGTTCTGAGACTCAGACCTTGATATCTCCCAGCATTGGGATGTTACTTAATGATCGAATCGAAGTTGTTGCTAGTGCAACCGCTGTCAAGAATGCAGCAGGAGCGCAAGCAACGGCTCGAATCGATATTCAAAGAGGTGATGGTGGCTGGGACCCGGTAAACAGCCTAGTCGTTTCAGTTTTGCCGAATGAGGAATCAAAAACCGTAAGTATCTTTGGTCGAATACTTAAAACCAGCAATGGTTATCAAATCATGGATTCGAACTGGCAACCAATTTCAACTTACGTGCAGACACTGACTGGGCAGATTCGAGTAACAACTGGAATCGAAGGAACGGCAGGAACAAGAATTTCACGCTGGCGCGTTGCTAGCTGATAGGAGAGAGTCATGGCATTTCCTGATGATTATAAGAGAGTCCAGATGGCTGGCGGTGTCCAGACTGACTTGGCTAGCCACGTTGGTTTGCCGAGACAAGTTCTTGTTGACACGACGAATCTCAATCTTCGTCTTATGGACGGAACCACACCAGGTGGCAACGTCGTGCAAATGGTTAAAGACTTGGATTCAAATATTCAGGTCCTCAACGACATCGAAGGCGAAGTTCAGTATGTCGAGACTGGGACAGACACTCCCGGCGAGGCTGACCGGAAACGCCGACTCTGGAAAGCCAGTAAGCTTCGTCTTCTTTTCCTGAAGCTTGCAGATATCACCTTGTCTGAATCGACTTACGTCTGGTCAATTAAGAATTCCGTCTTGCCTTCTCGGATTCGAACGAATGCCTCTTTGATCAGCGATCCTCGCTCGGCGACAATGACTGGCTGGTACCGAGTCATGCCAGGCAGTGTCAACATGCCGAACGATGCGCCGTCGGCAGGTTCTTTGAATCTGATGCTGGAAGTCATTTCCCAAGGAGAGTCGGATCTGATTCAAATTCTCTATGCCCGAGATGGCAGTGGGAAGATTTGGGTAGGCTCTCGTTCTGAAGGCGCTTGGGCAGACTGGATTCTCGCGACCGGTCTTACTTCGATCGATCTAAATACCAGGCTTGCAAAAGCTGGTGATTCAATGGTCGGTAAGTTGACGCTGGCTACTTCGACGAGTACTTGTGCAGCTTTGAATCTGCTTGCTGGCGATGATCCTACGACTCCGGCAGATGGTGACATTTGGAGGAACTCTTCAGTCGGTCTTCGTATGAGAAAAGGTGGTGCGACGAGGACCATTTTGGATTCGGAAAATGGTATACCCTTTGTAACAGAGAATGCTAAAGCTGTTGGAATCAACCAAACCATTACAGGCGGTGGGAAAGGATTCGGTTCGGTTTACCAGAATATAAAGGATAAGCCAATTTTTGTTTGGACTTACTTGAAATCACAGCCAGGGCAAGTTGCAGACATCGGGATTCGACTTGGCACAGACGGTTCTGTTCCTTACCAGCAAGCCTACGCTTATATTGGCCCTGACCAAAGCGCTGTTATCAATGCCTTGATTCCACCTGGCTACTTCTATTACTATCATCGCGGAGGTTCTTACACGGAATCCGCTATTTCGGAGATGGCATAATGGCAATCGTACGTTACTACTATTCGATTCTTGAACAACGAGTTTGGGGAGTCGATATGCGTGATCCTGATGACGATCATGCAGATTATTGGTTGCCTGAATGGATAACTGATAATTGGCCTTCTGACTCTCGGCTCGGGCCTGACATGCCATCCGACTTTTCTGTTAACTGGAAAGCCGAGTTTCATTCTGACGGGACAATGACTTGGATTCAAGCCGAGCCACCACCAATTATGGGTGGTCCTAATTATCTGTCAGAGGAAAATGGAGGACAGCAAAATGGGTCTTCTTGATGGAGTCCTTGGTGCTGCTAAACTCGCTAGTAATGTTTTCAGTGGGGGCAGCGGTACTAAGACGAATACGAGTCAATCGACTGTTCAGAATTCGAAGCAGACACAGACTTCGAATTCGAGCGGTTCAACGACAGCGAGTCGTCGAGAGTTTTCCGACGGCTTTCTTCAGCAGTTGGAATTGGCTACTGCCGAGGCTCTGAAGACTTCGAATCAGAATACCGACACGCTCCAGAAACAGCTGGGGAAGGTACAAGGTGCGACTCTCGGTCCCGGCTATGCAGTGGATTTGAATTTTAATCCTGACACCTTTGTGAATAGCATCGTGGGTTCCGCTCGTGATGCTATTCAGCGTGACACGACTCAGAATGTCAACAAGATCGCAGCTAACACTGGTGGTTCTGCCAGCGGGAATTCAGCTGCGGCGTTGTTGGCAAGTCGCGTGGCGAACGAAGGTGCATCGAATCTCGCAGGAATCGAAGGGCAGGCCCGAGGGCAGGCAGCGGAGATTTCCAGAGCTAATGAAGCACTTCGACTCGAAGGTAAAGTTCAAGGCAATCAGCAGAATTTGGCTCTTCTTGACAGTCAGACTCAGCAGATGACCGGAATCGCAAGTACTGTTGACGCCAGCCTAACGGCGTTGCTGAATGCGCTCAAGGGCGGTGAGACCGCTCAGGATGTTATCAACTCCGAGACAGCAACGATTCAGAGTGATGGAACCATCACTGGAACCGGAAGTTCTTCGACTCGGCAGCCGTTCAATTGGACTGCCGGCCTCGGGAATCTGTTTAAGGATATCGGCCAAGCCTAGAAGGATTAAGTTATGGCGGACGCAAAGACGCAACCCGGTTTTGATTTCGGACTCTCAGCTCTGTCGTCCTCCCTGACTCGACAGGATGAACTCCGCGCCGCTCGGCAGAAGCAAGAGCAGGATATGCTTGCTGAGACCGAGCGGGCGAATCAGCAGAAAGCCAGGATCGCTCAGCAGTCGACGGCTGTGAGTCAGCAGTTGGCGAAGGACACCACCGGTCTTGTTGATACGCTCGGAAAGGTGGAGTCAGCGAAGCAGGAAGTTGATGCCCTCAGAAGCTCTTCGAATCCTCTGGATATGCTTTCTCTGATCGGAAAGCAGGTTCGGGATCCGACTCTCTATACGAGGGAAGGGCGGAGTAAGACGGTGGCTGAGGCCAACCAGCTTTTGAATGCGAAAACGCAGATTGCTTCGATTCAGCAATCGGCGTTGCAAGATCTGAGTCAGCTGGTGGATGTGAACCTGGCTGCGAAAGGGGCGGGGCTCCGGAGTGCGCAGTTGAGTGAGAGTCAGAACCAGGAATTGATTCAAGCCGAGGTTGCAAGGGTGCAGACTCAGGCTCAGACTCTCGCTGCGAACAATGCGTTGCAGGAACAGAAGCTGGCCATGATGAGTGAGGAGGAGACTCGTCGAGTCTTTGAAACCTCTAAGGGTCAGCCGATCGATGTAGGCGGTGTTATACTGTCGCCGGGACTCCTGGAACAGCGGATGCAATCTCTCGAAGATCGTCAGGTCATGAGGGATGCGCGTGAATCGGCTCGTGACTCCAAGAAACTGGAGTTGGAGAAGAAGATCGCAAAGAAGGAACTGGAGACGATGAACGTCGAGGAGCTGAGACCATTGCTCCTCAACGGTGATTCGCGTTATGACCTCGCTGACATCAAGCAGGTTTATGACACGAAGATGAATGCGAAGACAGCGGACCTCGAGCGCCAGACTCAGCTGTTCAAGTACTCTGATTTCGGCGCGAGCACACTGGTGCCAGCAATTCAGGATGCTGATCGGATGAGTCAAGCGATTCCCTCAAATTCCCCAGCCGGCGTTGCTCTGAAGGCGTATCAGAACTCCATCGGATTCGTGGCTTCTCGCCTCAAGCAGTTCCAGGATTCCGGTGTTCCGATTCCCGTGGAAATCATTGCGAGTGCGGATGTGGCGCTGCGGGAAGAGAGAGAGAAGTTGGACAAGGCCATCGACAAGGAGGCGACTCTGAAATCGAAGGGTGATAAGAATCTGAAGGATGCGTATACGAATCTCTTTCGAGGGGAGCCGGTCGACAGGGCGAGTGTGACGAGTGCCGTTCAGACGAGACTCGAGAAGGGTGCTCCTCTGGATGATATTCTTCCGCCGGAAGTCGGGAAGTTGGTTCAGACTCGGTATCAGGAGATTTTCCAGGACCTTCAGCGGAAGAACTCTATGAATCCGCTCGGCTCCGACAAAGCCACCATCAAGCAGATGGCCATGCAGCAGGCGATTAATGAGGGGATTGGGACGGTCATCACGAATCGTACTCAGGACCTCTTCACGAATCAGCTGAAGGATCCCTCAAATCCTCTCTATGGGGCAATGAGTCCGAACACGTTCCTCGGCATGGTTGCGAAAGCGGATGCGGAAGGGACGGCGGACTTTAAGCGGACGTATGGACTCAGCGATGAGGAGTATACGAGATTCGCGAAGGGTGAGGCCATCGAGGGTAAGGTTACGTCGGCGCAAAGGGCGGAACTTGGGGTTATTCAGAGTCAGCGATTGCTGATGCAGTTGGATTCGGTGAACCCCGGCCTTGCGAAGAAGTACTCGGAGTGGTGGACTACGAAGGGTCCGGCTTATGCCGAAAAGACTCAGCAGGATCGAATCGCAAATGCGACGAGGTCTGGACTCCCGGATGCCGCCATGGAAACCTACGCAGGGGATATGGAGAAGGAAGGGCAGTATGCGTACATGCAGGTCATGAGTGCTGCTTATGACTCGTACGAGGGAGCGAAGGAAGAACGATTCAATAATATGATTTCGTTCGACTACAAGCCGACTCATCGCCAAGCTGCCCTGCTTCAGATGGATGAATCGCTGAATGATGGTGAACGTCAAGCCTTCATGAAGAAGTTCATCTTCCCGCTCATGGCTCAGGCACGTGAGGGGAATCTCGACTATGAACAAACAAATGCCTTGATTGAAAAGGCAATTGATGCTAACGTGGCTGAAGACCCGCAAGTCGCAAAACTTCTGAATAAGGTTGCGAAGAACCGGTCACGAATCACTGAAAACGTTGAATCCATCATGTCTAAGCCTTTCTGGCGAGCGCAGAATCCGAATCTTCGTCGGGCTCTCTCCGTCAGGAAATATGCTTGGTATGAGGAGATAGCTGGAGAGCAATAATGGTCGATCTTCTTGGAATCGCACAAGGGATGAAAGACGTTAACTATGTTACCCCTCGGATCGGTATGACTCCGGGGGGCGTGCCACTCTCGGAGCAATTGACGGTTGACTCCGCAGAGAACAATGCACGACGTCAGGCAATGACGCAGAATCTTTTTAATACTCGGTATCAAGAGGATTCGCAGGAAGGTCTTGCGATGCGCTCGGCGAAGTTTCTCGCTTCCGCCGGCGTCGATATGACAGATATGATTGCCGGTTCTTTGATTCCAGGAGTCGATCGCGGCGCTGTCTGGGGGCAGATGCGTGAAGCGGGATTCAATGGGCTTGCCGATTTTGCGAGTCGGAACCGTTCGGGCGTCGAACTGACGAGTGGGATCGTCGGCGCAGTGGTGACGGCAGGGGTTGCGGATGCGTTTCTCCTGCCGGCCATTGGTTCCAGACTCGCGTCTTCGACGATGCTTTCGAACACGAAGCTCTGGCAGGCCGGTTCGCGCTATATGAGTGGTGCGAAGTTGGCAGCTACGGATTCCGCAATGGGCGCAGCTATCTCCGGTGAAGTGGCAACGGTTCTCGGAACGACTGGCGGTAGGGCCCTTCTGAGGGCTAGGATGGCTGAGGGTGTGACTCGCGCTGTTGGCCAAGAAGCTGCCGTCGCTGCTGTGACCCACTCGAATCAGGAGATGTGGAGTGACGACGCTTCGACGAATCTCATGATGATGGCCTTCGGCATAGGGATTGGTGGTGCTCTGGGCGGAATCGGGGCGAGATACGAGATGCGCCAGATCGCGAATAGCGACGAGGTGATGAGGGCACGGAGCGCCGCCAGTGATCCGTATGGGTATACTGCGATTCGCGAAGTCCAGCCCGACAAAGAGACTCTTGATACTCTTGCTCCGAAGGCCGAATTCAAGGAGTCTGTCAACACGACGGCTCTGATGCTGAATGCTCGTCAATCGATTCCGGAAGACCTGCCCTCGAATCGCAAATCGATCCTGCTTCAGGAAAATGAGCAGTACGAGCGGCAGGCAATGCAGAGTTTGCAGAAGATTACCCAGAAGGGAGTCGATTTGGTTCCGGGAACGGGATTCAATTTGAGGGACCCAAAAGGGCGATTGGCTGGGGAGCATCTGAAGGAAGCCCTTAAAAGCGATCCGACCTTGCTTCTGGGTGTTGATTCACTGGGCCTCGGTCCCGTCGGTAAGGTCTTGGATGATCGGATGGCGGAGATTAAGAGGCTCAGGGAATCGAATGAGATTTCCGATATTCGCAGAGCGAGGGAGCTGGAGTCTCAAGAAGCACTGGCGCTGGTGAATAATAGCTGGATGCCGGATTCGAAGCAGCTGAGGAGCCTCGCCGACTATCAGCCCGGACGAGTGGAGTTGAAACGAGTCAGTAAGGATGAGGGAGTCTTCGAGTTCCTCGTTCCGCTTCAGAAAGGGAATACGGTTAAGATCAACGAAGGTGGGCGGATCGTTGGTCGGGATATGGAATCGCTCGCAGTTGGCGATCAGATGAGGGTCTATGAAGGCCTGACTCAGATGGCCGGGAAGATGAAAGCCACTGGGCAGGCTTATGTTGTGCCTAAGGACGCAACTTGGCTTCAACTCGATTTTGCGAAGCACTACGATTCCATAGGAGGCAGGGTTGACTTCACGAGTCAGGCAGGACTTAAAGATATGGAGGCTTTGGAGGTCCAGAGTCTTCGTAAGAAAACTGACAAAGCGATTCAGATGCAAAAGGCGGGAGGCTTCGGTTACTGGGAACGTATGAGTCTCAACCTGCCGTTGCCATCTTCCCTCGAAAGAATCTATGATGGTTCCTCGGGGGCACTCGTTCAGGCTCTGAATGCCGTGAAGACAAACGCGGATATTACGCTGAGTGAGGTCAAGCAGATTCGGAAAGAGCTGCTTGAAGCCAGTGAGTTGCGGAAGGGTCAGAGGGAAGTCCTGCCGGAAGTGACCGGTGACATGTTCCGATTCAACCGGACCAAAGACGGTGAGTGGAAGGACATTGTGACTGGATTCGCCAGTTATAATCGAGTCCAGCCCGAGTTGATTGGTTCGAGGGAGCATTTGGTGATTGCGAGTGGGGAGGCGAAAGCTTTCCGAGTCCAGCAGCTTCGGCAAGGTGGATTCACAAAGGAATTGACGGACGGGCTCCTGAACCTTCCTGATTTCCATGCTTCTCAGTCGATCCGTGGACTCGCTGCGGATCAGATCACCGGTGCCGGCAATGCCCTCGATCGAGGAGTTGGCACCATGGTTACGAGGCAGATGCGTTATCGTGATTCGCTTACGATGACCTCTGCCTTCAAGGCTAGAGAGGCTGTTGACAAAGCGACGGATGCTTATACCAATTCGTTCATGAAGACTCACTTCCAGGGGATTCAAAACCGATTGGCAACCGCCGGTAATCAGGGGAGTAGATCCCTTGTGAATCAGTTTTTCTCCTACGCCGGCGGCTGGGACTTGGCGAAAGCCGCGAGACTCAATGCCGACGGCACCTACTCATTCGTTCTTGAGAACACCCCTCGAAACGCTAAGCGACTCGGTCGCGAGGTCGGTCCAGAGGATGTGCTTGTGAGTCCCAGGACTGGCAAGGAAGTGGTTCTGGATGCGCTTGGAATGGAGTATGTTACTTCGTTTCAGAGGGCAGCTAAGACCGTTCTGAGGGATACGAATGCAGTGAGGATGGCGAGGGGGCTGGATCCGATTCAGGCAAAGGGGTGGTACGTTCCGCCGCCGAGCACGAAGGGCAAGCTGGTGGGCTTTACGCTGGGACCGGACGGGAAAGCGATTCCTGGCGGTGCAATCATCGCGAAGACTCCGGAGGAGTTCGAAGCCCTTCGGAAAGCGAAGATCAAGGAGCTGGAAGCGGAAGGACTTGGGAACAGATTCTTCAGCCAGAGTGAAATTGAATCGAGCGCGGATCTCTTCGACATGGCGGAAATGGGCTGGGTCGATCCGGGATTCGTAGGCGCGAGGAAAGCTGGCCAGACCGGGAGTATCTTCGGCAATAGCATGAATGAGAATGCTCTTGATGAGTCACTTCAATGGGTTACTGAGAGAATTCGGAATAATGCGAATGGGGTGGTTCGGAGTCTCTATGACCAACAGCTTCAGATAGCAAGGGCGAGATCGCTTGCTATGGAAGCTGCGATTCCGACAGCGGGTGCAAGAAGGAATATCTATGATGAGTGGGAAGCTACGGTCATGGGTAAGCCTCTGGTCTCTGTTAAGCCGGGAGAAGGAACGAAAGCGATTCAGGCAACGGAAAGAGTCGCCCAGTCTGTTATCAACTCCGGCTGGCCCCTTGCCCAAGCAATCGGGGCGACTAAGGTGGCTCAATGGACCACGGACTTAGCACATAGGATGGGGATTAAGCGAATCAAGGGCTTCAAGTCATTCGATGAATTGGCGGAGCAACTTGGTGAGCGGAGTCCTTATGCGAATGTGACTGAGTTCATGCAGGCGAACACACGAGTAAGTGTGCCGCCGGAAGTTCAGGGAATCACACAGGGAATTAACAAATTCTCCGCGACGATGCTGTTGCGCTGGTTTGAGATTCCGAATGCTGCTATGAACCTCATCGGTATTGTGACGAACATGCCGAGTATTCTGAGGAGCCCTTCGACTCCGTTGCTCGGTCAAATGGTCGGCGCAACTGGGAAAAAGGTTGGCGTGGTTGACTCTTACAAGATTCTCGCCGGCGGGTTCAAGGACATGCTCGCCGCTGATAAACATGCAGACTGGGCAGTAATGCTCAAGAATGGTGATACGAATCAGTCAGTCTACGAACTGAATACGCTGATGTCGAATATTGAATCTCGGTCTACTTTCGAGCGAATCATGTTCGGCGACAAAACGATTCAGACGACTGGCAGGATTCCAAGGAATACGAAAGACCTCGGCACTCTTGTGAAGAACAAGGGTATCGATGGGATGATTTCCTTGGCCACGGATACCACGGAATCCATGTCTCGTTCATGGGCTCACTTCATTGGACTTCGGCTTGCTGATTACAATGGAATCGTGGGAACCGAAGCGCGGCATTCTTTTGCGAGAGACGTCGCGAATCAGGCGATCGCCAACTACAACCCGCTGAATAAGCCGGAACTCTATCAAACGAGTCTCGGTTCCATGCTCGGTCTTTTCGCCAGTTATATGCAGCAGTACAATCAGCGGCTCTTCCGCTGGATGGAAACTGGTGACTATCTCTCGGCGGGGCGCCAACTGGCTATGCAGGCAGGACTCTTCGGTGTCACGTCTGTGCCGGGTTATAATGCAGTCGAGAGTCTATTCTCTGGAATGGGCTCGAATCCGGATGCCACTCTTACTGACGCCATCTATGCAAAGTACGGTCCGATGGTCGGAAGCGTGATTGCGCATGGCGGCGTTCAGGAGATTCCGAAGATCTTCGGTGCTGACGAGTCAGTGGCAATATTCACTCGCGGCGATACGAACTTCCGCAGCCCGACACTCGATCCGTCGAGATTGATGGCGGGTCTCGGAGTCGTGAAGAGCTTGGCAGAAGGCGCATGGGAAGTAGGGCAGAAAGCCATTTCCAGCGATGATGACTTCACAGCAAGAGCCGTGTCGGAAATCATGGCAAGGCAAATGCCGAATCGCGCATTGAAGGGAACCATGCAGGTGCTTTTCAATGACGGACAGGAGATTGACAAGAATGGTCAAATCATCTCTATGCCGAATGGCGACTTCGAAACAGCTTTGAGGATGCTCGGACTCAGGTCCGGTCGTCAACAGGGGGAAGTTGAAGCCTACTACGCGAATACGACTCAGCGTCGGCGACTCGCCGGAAGAATGGAGACGGTTCGAGAGAACACAAGGTCACTGCTGCGAAGCGGGGAACCGTTCGAGCCTATGGACGTCTTCAATCGCTATGTAGAGGCAGGTGGTCAACCGAGTCATTTCCAGACTTGGATCAAAGACCAGCTTGGGGCTGTGCAAGATACGAGAGGAATGAGAAATTTCCTTGAGGCCTTGAAGAGTCCCAAGAGCCAGATGGAAGCATGGCGTTATGAAATGCGATAGCTGAAAATGAGAAAGGGGGCGCTGGATTCAACCAGCGCCCCCTTTTTTGTTTTGGACCAAAGTCATTGTTTTATGTGATCTGAACTCATCGATTCCCATCGCTGGGCCTTTGTAGATGAGATTCAATCTGGCCAGCCCCTGCCCGTAAACGGTGGGGTCAATTTGCCATGAGGGATTCTGAGACGAAGCATTCTCGGCTCGTTTGAACTTGCCCTGATTCTCATGTGAGTAAATCAATTTCGTCACCAATTCCATGTCACCGAGATGACCGGCATAACTTTGAAACTGATTCATATCGAAGAAGCCATCCGGTGATGATTCCGCTATCTCACATGCTGCGCAGAGGACCTTGCTGTAGAGAGTCGTATCGAGGCCGAATAGGGACCTGTCCATCGACATTTCAGTGAGGGTTAAAAGCGCATGAGAAAGGCGGATATCCGCCGCGAGGATCGTCACTGGCGCGTTTCCGCGAAGAATTGCTAATATCGCCGCAATCTTCAAAAGATGCTTGCTCCTACGGCCTTGATAAGCTTGGAGTCGCAAGTCCACCGTACTTGGCAAGTACTCGTAGAGGTCTTCGTAGGTCTGCTTCGCGGATTCAGACATGTCAACTGTCTGATGCTTGTTGTTAAGTTGGTCAAGAATCAGCTCATGAAGCTTACCCTTGATATGAAGTTGATTGTCGTTCCACTGCTCCGGAATCGGAACCTTCTTCGTCACCGAACTTGCGTGGACGAAGATGAGTCGAGACAGGAATCCGTGTGTATCCCCGCCTTTCGGCATCATGTGGCCGAGAGACTGAGGAGTCGTTGCGCCGATCAAATTAATCAGCGGATTTTTGATCTTGATGACCTGATTCTTCAACTGATAGTGAAAGCTCTCGCCATCCATGCCATCCGTGAAGAAGTCGAATAGTTCTCGTGATGGACTCGCAATCAACCGTCCCAACTCTTTCGAGACGAAGTACAGTTCACTTGCTTTGCGAGTCAGAGGATCAGGCAATTTTGCGGCAATGGAGTCAGTGTTGATCTCCGAGAGAGTCTCAACGGATGTCATGTCGAATTCCAACTCGACAATCTCATTGTACTCACGTTGCCAGCGTGGCATCATGGCAGACATGATTCCCTGTCGCTGCCCAGCTGTGTCTGTCGGTCCGTAGGAAATCGGGAGGCCTTCGGCGAATCGCTGCATAATCGTCAGCGCAGTCGATTTTCGAATGGCCGGAACACCTGTCAGGATGATTCCAAGGTTCAACCTCTCCCGTCCCATGGGGCCATGAGTCAAAGCGATGTTATCACCGCACAAAGCTGCTACCAGAGAAATGAAGCTCCAAAGGTTATACGGAGTTGGCGACTCGAGACCGGACGTCAACTCCAGATAATTCCGAAGGGCTTCACTTGAGGGCGAGAATCGAGGATCTGCCAGCACATCATGCCAAATCTGGTAAGGTGCCGGCGAATCACTCATATCCAGCCTCTCCGTTGCAGAGCCGCGTTCAACTTACCGAGCATCTCGGTGGAATCTTCAGCGACCAGGGTGCACTTGTGTGCAAGATTGAATCGGGAATCGCTTTCAATCCATGGAAGACCACGACGGTCCTGAAGATGAAGCGGTTCGATCGAGCAGGCCAGAAGACTCACATCTTCCTGAACTCGGAAATAATCGAGTTCGTTCTCGAAGCCGTTAGAGTCAGCGATGAAGACGTGTTTCTTCCGAGGGACGCGGATGACATTTCGAATCGTGTCGTGCATGACCTTCGAGAAGAAGAGAGGATCATGCTGCTTTGCGAATCCCTCCGACATGTCGATCATCCACTGACGACCGGTCTTGCCGTAGTAATCCGTTTGCTTGAAAACATCATACGAAAAGTGAATCGGTACTCCGAGCAAAGCCATTGCTGCTTTGCGAAGGCAATCTTGCCAACTGACTCGATGAAATAGAACATCGGGATTCATGGCTGCTATTCGATCAGCCGTCCAGGTCTTTCCACAACCGAGAGGACCGTTGAGAGTGACGAGATTCATTTTCGTATTCATGTTTCTATCTCCGTGGCAGTTCGGTTGGCAGTGAATCAAAAGAGGGAGGCAAGCACACTGCCAGTGCTAAACCTCCCCCTAGGGTCATAGGCAAGTCAGGAGCCTAAACCTATGACCAACCTGGAATCAGACGTTGGTGATCGAAGCTTCCAGTGCCGTGAGGGCGACGTAGAGGCCGAGTCGAGCCAGCGGGTCCATCTTGTCGAGATACATGCGGAGTTCGCTCTGATTCATCTCCTCGTTGGAGATAAAGTCGCGAAGTGCGCGGACCTTGAGTTTGTTGGTCGCCGGCGTGGTGAAGTCAACCTGATTGTCGATTCCCGTTGCCTGCTGAGCAAGGGTCGGGTTGGGTGATGCCATGATTCAATCTCCTTGAACAAGTTGGCGTTGGTGGATTCCTTCGACTGGATGATGCTAGATCAAAGGTGAATTACCTGCAATGTCGGTTCCCGAAAAATATGCGGTAATTATGCTGCGTATGGAATCTTCCATTCTTCGAGAATCGGAATCACATCCTCTGCCCGCTTAATGGTCTTGGTTTCCTTGCCGGCCCAGAAGATAGAGACGTCTATTTCAATGCCGACTCGGACTTCACGACCCTTGACAATAATTGGACGTGAGAAGGACTCAATGACCCCGTCGAGCCCTTCGAGCCATTTGGGGTGGAGAGGATTAAGATCGAATCCTCCGGAGTCATGAGTCTGCTGTCGCATTGAGATGCCGTTGATGGCTTCTCCGATGATTCGAGGGCGGTCGCCGAAGTTTGGATTTTCCCCGTCGCGCATGAATCGAGGAATGTATCCGTGACAGAGTTCATCCATGACCATGTTGATTCGTCCAGCAGTTCCAGCTTGCCCAGCTGTGGCAGCGACGGCTCGTAGAGTTGCGTCGTCTTTTGGGTCGGAAGCAAAACTCTGGAAGTATCTAAAGGGCGTTGTGAATCCACCAGTCTTGATAACTTCTTGTCGAAGTTCGCGATACCAGGAATCTGCGCTGTCTTGCTCGAGCATGAATCTGGTGTAGTGGTTTCGAAATCTGTGGGAGAGGACGTCACAGAATTCAACAAGCTTTTTCTGCGGCCAGTACTTAGCATCGGTGAATCCGGAGGCAAGAGCGGCAGCAACGATTGCATCTCGGCCAGCATTGTTGTACATTGTAAGTGCTGCCATGAGGTAATGAGTCCCATGTACCACCTTTTTCGTTATCTGGCGAACGCCAGTGATTGGGTGAACGACGGCAGGGTCTTTACGATTCTTGCCGTCAACGATTTCATCGTAAGTCCAGTTGGTGAAGAGAATCGAGGCATTCTGGGCATGAGTATCTTTGCCAGAAAGAACCAGTTCGATTTTCTTTTCGTCTTCTGATTCGTAAGCTACGAAGACGTCATCAGCGGCACTAAAGTCAATTTCAACATAGATATGTCCGACTTCAGCTCGCCCGAATCTTCGATAATCTTTACGAACGTTCTGGCCGTTTCCTCCATGACCGAATGCAGAAGCTCGACTCGATAAGCGACTCGTAGTCGTTCCAACTCCGTCGTAGGAGGTAAGGAAGCGCGATCCAGTTGAGCCGGCAGGGAATCGAGCAAGTCCCACAACATTAGATATTTGTTTTGAGGGAACTTGAGCCGCCAAGAGAGACTCTGCGACTCGTCTAAATATTGGATGGTCACTGCGCATTGATCGCAGTGGAATGGCCCCTGTTGAGGCATCTGCAACTCGCTTGACAGGACGACCTTTTTGATTCCGGAGCGGTGCACCCAATAGTTCATATATGAGGAACTTCTTCTGCGCTGGAGAATTGGGGTTAAAGTTTTCGTCAGCCACCAAGTAGCGAAGAGACTCCAGCGTCTTAACAGCCTGCTCATCAAGGACCCCTTTAATCTCGGTCATCACCGATTCATCTACTGCGATGCCCTTCGCGGACATTGACAGTCCGGTCAGGCATCGCAAATGCGCGTGGAAGAAGTTGATTCGAGAGCGCTCGTTTGTGCTGAGCATCTGAATCAGCTTAATGGTGTTACGCAAGGTTGACTCGGTGTCAGACATGGCGTAGTTGAGGTACTCGTCGAAGTCCTCACTCTTGCGATCACCTTTCCAGTACTGGTAATCGTCTAGAAGAATCGACGAAATGAAATCGAGTCTTCGTGGTAGGTCAGGGTAGATGGACCACCACATCGACATTGTGTCGTAGGCGTAATTGCGGACAGGGAGTCCGTAGTATAGGTGCCACGCACAGTCATAGACACCGTTCTGATATGTCTTCGGAATCGGTAGGTCATTAAGAAGACCGGACGTGCGGTAGATACTCTCGATGGCGTCCGGAGGTCCAGACAAGAGACTCTTACTACGTTGAAACGGGAACGCGAAAGAATGAATGCTGCCATCGTTGAAGAGTCCTGAATAGGCATTGACGGTCATCACGAAGGGTGCCGGCTTTTTCTTGTTGAAGGGAATCGTCTCGATATCGTTCGCGATCAGAGTCGCTTCGGAAAGCGTTTCGAGTGCGTTCTTGCAGTCTCGGGGAGTCCAGCAAACTGTGCGATAGCGTTTCATTTCTTACCCCTCAAAAGCACTTTCTTCTCGTGTGGAACCCCTTGAATCCAGGTGTCCACCAGTTCAATCTCACGAACAGCCGGATGACTCTCGAGTCCTCGAAAGACTCGCTCTGCCGTGATGCGATTGTCACTGCCGCCAGCTACGTGCCAGCCTTCGAGGGGCCAGTCTTTGGTTCGGATATGGAATCGCTTCTTGAGGATATCAGCCACGAGAGTCATCTGCATCTCTCCTGAAAAACAACTCTCAAGTGTTTGGATTCCCTCAAATCAACGACTCTCACTTCCGCGCAACCACCGCTGCGAAGAAGCATGTCCGCGGCGATTTCAGCGGCTGCAGGCGAATCAGTCGTTTGAGTGGTTTTGAAGAAGAGGGAGAGCCCCGACCGAGTCTGGATAAGGAATCGCTTAACTTTTGAGGGTTTCATTTCTTAATTCTCCCCAGGATTCTCGCAACCTTCTGATAATCGAACTCAAGAACGATTCGGCCATAAGGAATAACGATTGGCTCGTGCCATTCCATCCGTGACGAGTCATGCTCATCATCGGAATTATTAATGTCATCTTCGTCTTCATCGTCGTCCGATTCGAGGGAACTCCGATAATCCTCGAAATCGCCTTTTTCCACAAAGCCCTGATTCAGCTTCGCAATATCCTTCGGCTTCATCTTCGAGTGATGCGCAGTCAGCGGGAGAGTCACAATCCACGGAATCCCCATTGCAATGTAGAGGCCACCCCTCAGAGTATCGAGGGTAGCTTGCTGCCAAATGGGATTCAAGATAAACAGCAAAGCTGGATCGAAACAGACGATCATGTCAGGCTTGTGCTGCTCGATGCAATGCTGGACCCAACTGCGTACTTGCTGTTGCATTTGAGGGTTCGTGTTGAATCCCGGCTGCTTCCTCGTCTTTTTCCATTCAAGGTGCTGCTTCTTCTTGAAGGTGGCGTAGGAGGAACGGACCATGACTCGGACAACGGTATCCTGCAATCCGCACTTGTCGAGAAGTTCATGCCAGATGCCTTTGTATCCGGCAGTGATTCCTACTGAATCCTCGAACACAAGAAGATGATAGCGACGTTCAGCCACGACCATGGAATGTCTCCCGATAAAGATCGACTTCGAGAATCAAGGACTTAATCATTTCCTCGATCTCGCTGTTACCAATCTTGTATCCGTTGGTGTAGGTGTGATGATTCCCGATGAAGAACTCCGGCTGCTCTTTCAGGAACATGCCGCAAAATTCTTTGGGGACGTTGACCGAGACACTCTGGATTCCGAAGAATGAGAAGTCCGTGTCGATCGAAGGCTGCTTCGAAAAAAGGCTATAATCTTCTTCACTGAGTTCGAGATAGACACAGTAGTTTGTGATTCTCTCAGCGATCTGCCGCTTAATGACAAGTGCGAAGATGATAGCTTCGTCTCGGATGATGACAGCAATGATTCGATGAAGATCAGGATTGTAGTTGATGAATTTCATATCGAGTTTGGTCATGGGTGATCTCCTTATGAATCAGAAACGGGAGCCAGTTACGGCCCCCGCTCTTTTCAGTTCACGTCGATGGTTGAATTAGGCAGCTTCTTCCTGGAATCCGCCGGTCTTCTTCTGCCACGTGATGCGCTGATACTGGACGCCTTCGTCGTTCGGCTTGGAATGAGTCACCTTGATCTTGATGATCTCATCAGCGGCGCCGTCGAGCCAGCCCGGTTCACCGCCTTCAACGCCACCGATTCGGCCGGAGTTGTTGAGTCCAGCCTTCTGGAAGCGACCTTTCAGCAGACCGATCTGCTCAAGGAATTCCGTCTGCGAACGAGCCCAGAACGTGGTACGATTCGTGATCGTGCGACCCTGCAGGGACTCGGCGTCGACCGACTTGTCGAGCGGCTCGGCTTCCAGAACTTCGTACTTCTCGTCGACGTAGAAGAGAGGTGCATAGGGCTCGCCCTTGTCGTTGAGTCCTTCCTTGGCCGGCAGCTGACCGAGATTCATCGAGACGATCTTGACGTCGTAGAGGCCGGGTGTGAACAGAAGCGATTCAATCGCCTTGATTTCATCCGTCTCCGTGTTGCCGAGGTCAGCCAGGCTGAATCCGGCCATGTCGTCAGCGAAGCTGCGAACCATGCTGGTCGTCAGGAGCGAGGAAGCGAGACCGAGGGAAACGAGGCGGAGTTCGTTGATAGAAGACATGTTGATTCTTTCTTTCTGTTGGTTAGCTAAATGATTCGTTTGTTAGCTAATTGGTTGCTGTTTACTTTTTACCGAAGATTCCCGACGAAGTCGTAGTTCCAACAACTCCTGCCGCCGGGAGAGCAGGTGTTGTCGGTTTGGAAGCAGCCTTAGCGGCAGCGGCGACTCTTGCACGCTCCGCAGCTTCTTCCTTCTTTCGCTCTGCTTCAGCCGCAGCCTCTTCGATAAGACCTTGTGCCTTCACAGTGCGAATCCAGCCATCCGGGATTTCTCTCGGAGGGTCGAATAGTTTACTGAATCGCATCTCGGTTTTGGGATCACCGATTGCCATAGCAGTGCCGCCGCCAATTCTATCAGGTTTTTGGCGAAAGTCAAGTGTAAATCCTCCGGCGGGTTTGACTCCCATCCAGCCGATTTCATTGAAGTATTTACCCATGGAATAACCATGAGGACGTGAGACGCTGAGCGGAATCTCGATGTTGTCTTTGATAATCATCTGATTCTGCTTGACGTTATTCACGCCTTTCGGTTTCTCCATACGTTCATAGAATTCCGGATGGGCTTGAACGATGACGTGGCCTGGGAATCCCTGAATGTTCATGCAGACCAGATCGGCACGTCGCTTGGCATCGCCATAGACGGATTGACCTGAGTCATTGAATGTTTCGAATGGCACCGAGTTCTTCAATGCGGAATCCTGAAGAAGCTGATTCGTAATCGTCGTCCAGCCATCGAAGGCGGTGATGACTCCGAATGGAATCTTCTTCGGGTAGATCTCGATGATGTCATCATCCGGCTGGGCCTTGGCCGTGCTGAAATAATGATCCTGAGTCTCGTTCCACTGGAACTTTTCACGAGCGAAGAAGGCTGTGAGGAAATTCCAGATGTCAGTTGTCTTGACGTAATGGACTCGCTTGAGTGCCTCAGGATTATTCTTGAGGCGGTTATGCAGAGTCATCAGGCCGTTGTCGTTATCGACGTACAGGAGTGTGTATCCGTCGATTGCGCAATCGGCGATGTAGTCAGTCTTGCCGGTCTTGGTTTGACCGACTAGAAGAAGATGAGTCGCAGGATTGACTGACGCTTCTTCTTTCTTGTCGAACAGAGTTGCCATTATTTCGGACTCCCTAAGTATACTATGAACCACGCTGCAAGACCACCTGCAACACTGGCTCCCAGAATCATTAAGCATTCCATCGCTTATCCCTTTCCTAGCTGAGAGCTAGAAGTTGACTCCCGAAAGAGTCAACGCCAAGACCTCAGAACTTTTTGCCGCCCGGTTTCCGTCGATTCTCGAGAGCATGATCCGGCCGACTGTTGTTGACTGGCATCTTCGCCAGAATCGCAGCGACGAGATCATACTTCCCGCCGAGGTCAGCACCGTAGAACTGATGAAGCATTTCCATCAGATCGCCGACGCGAATCATGACATCCGCCGCCTCGGCCGTGATGCCGGCGAAGTCGGGAATCTTATCATCCATCTGATCCGTCCGAAAAGCTTCGAGCATTTCCGAGGCTTCGCTGTGAATCAATGCGATCTTCGTCGCGACGACATACGGGAAGAATGCCCTCAGATGAGTCTGATTATGATGATACAGCGCATCCTGATATGTCCCCTGAGTGGCATGATTCTTCTCATCCCCAGGAATCAAACTCATTCCTGTAATCGGATCGTGATACCACCCTCGATTGTACGAGTCGGCGTGGCACTTCTCGATGAACAGTTCGAGGCCGGTTCGAATCGTATCGTTGACGAACACAGGAACGCCATGCCCGTACTCGCCTACCGGTGAATCCATCTGAGGGCTTTTGAGGGTCTTCATTTTCACTCTCTCCTTCGTTGAGTGGTTGAATATTGAGTGAGTCTCTGACCCCCACTCAATGCTGAATCACTCAGTCACAACTTCATAAGTTGCTTCGAAGATGTCAGGCTTGCACGGATAGTACTCACCCTTCACCCCTCGAATGATCCAGTCACCTGGAGAAGCCGTCATGACTCCCTCAAGCGTCGAGATATGAAGACCTTCCGTAGACACAGTAACTTCTGCATCGTCCATCCAGTCTTCGAGTCCCTCTTTCTTCATCAACTCCACCCAGTCGTGAAACATGTTGATTGCGAAGATAGAAGCCGGCATCTGAGGGACTCTCATTGCTTCGATAACGACCGGCTTCTTGCGGAATTTTTGTACCACTTTCGGAATCCTCCGTTGGCGTTTGAGGGGAGTCTAGTTAACCCAGGCCGCCCTGCTGCTTGACTTCGTCGTCGATCTGGTTGATCTTCGGCTTGATGAATCGAAGGAAAGCGCGCTCCATGTGCTTGTCCTGCTCGGAGTCAGACAGTTCGTCGAATCGCTTGGCCGGTGCGTCAGATATGACTGGGGTTGGGGTCGGCGGTTTGATCGGAGTGGCGCCTACGGCCGGACGAGTCTTGACTTTATCTTCGATCTTCGCCAGTTCACCGCCGCCTTCGTTGATGCGATTCCGCGGAGCATCTGTCATCGTCTGAGGACCTGGCTGAATAAGACCCTTTCCGATCGCCAGATATTCCGGGAGTCGCAAGAGAATCTTCGATGTGTCCGCGCCGGCGCATTCGACTTCGACTTCATGAATCGGAAGCTGCACCTGCCGCGTGATGCTCGCTTGCGGCGATACCGTCAGAATCCCGTTCCGCATCGAATGCAAGAACACGTAGAGTTCGATCTGTTTCTGCTGAATCACTGTAGGTCTCCTTTTACCATACGTAGTGAAGTGGGCTTGAAATTGCGAAGATGAAGTTCACGAGAATCATGAACATGACGCACATAAGAACAGCACCTAGGCAATAGACGAAAACGATTCCGACCAGCGCCCAGAGAGCGAGGATCATTCTGTAAGGGATGACAACGAGTAGAGTCAACCAGACCCCGTACTTCGCGTAGTCCCCATCCGGGTCCTGATTGAGAATCCACATGTGTCAATCCTTCGGAGGTTCGCGAGTTACCTCGTCATACGATCGACCGCCGCTGTCCAGCCATGCTTGGAATCGCGAGTTCCAAGTAAGTCCCATCTTGAAGGCTTGCTGCCTAGCGTAAGGCATGAACTTCATGAGCTTCTCGATATTATCGAGTCCGTAGATTTGCATGATGGAATCAAGAATCGTTCGAAGACGTACCGTCGTATCGGTGTCACCTTCGAGGGAGACTTGATCGGGAATCTCGATGAGTGCCTTGTGAGCGCACTTGGCGAAGTACCATGCACAGAATGAATGCATGTCCTCGTCAACGTCACCACAAGGCATGACTCCGCCATTGCGGCGAAGGATATGGGCCGGAGTCGGGCCCCGATAGACGATGTGTCCTTCAACCTTCTCCGCCACTGGACTCGCCTTCCTGTTGTTTTGCTTCCTGCTTGCGCAGGGAGAACGATTTCAGTTCGGGTAACCGTGCCTTGATTCGACGTCGCTTTTCCGTTTCGTCGATTTGATGGAAGTGATTTTCGACGAGTCTTGCCCAGTCGGCGGATTCTTCTCCTAGAGTCCGAAGACGACTCGACAAGAGTAGAAACTCGTCGACCCAGTATTGATGATTCGCCCGATCCAGTTCCAGATCGAGTTTGAGTTGTCGAATCTGTCCGCCGACTTTCATCAACATGTGAATCATGATAACCAGCACCACAATGATGCAGAGTATCGCGATTGAAAGAATCATAAGTGTATCCATAGCCTTTAGGCCTCCACAATCCAGAATGGTTCGTATATGCGATTCTCCTTCCTGAACCTATCCCGATCATCCTCGAACCATTGAGTCAGGAATTCAGGCTCACGACGGTGGCAGACATCAAGGAATCCGCAAGGCTTCTGATAGAATACGCAGCCATGAGAGCGGCGTGGCCAGAAAGCTTGTCGACCCATTGATATCATTCTTCTGAGTCGCTCGTTCTTAGCTTCGATCGCCTCATAGATTTCCATGGGCTCAAGATGATGCTCCATGGGATTGGTGACGGGGAATCCAAACTCCCCGAACTCCGCAATAAAATAGCAGACGTCGAGTCCTTCACGCTGCCAGTCAAGACCGAGAGCCTGAGCAAGAACGAGTCCGTATTGACCGGCTTGCCCGGAGAATCGGAAGTTCGCATTCTGGAGCGGCTCATCGAGGATCGTCGTTTTCATGTCCGTGACTCGAAAGAGATTCGGAATCTTCCTATGTTGTAGGATCCAGTCAATCTTGCCTTGAGTCGCAAGGAATGTTTCACTGCCATCGATTGGGTTCGTGAAAGAGCCCAAAGATGTGTGGTTAATCCGCCAAGGGAGTTCAATGGCGGGCGAACCGTCCGGAAGCCTTGCTACTTCCCAATCGTCCCAAAACTTGTGCCGCACGAACGCATTGAGCAGATTCAGAGCATTGCCGAGAGTCCGCGCATAGTCTGGCTTCATGCCAGCTTGCTTGCGCATGTCCTCAAGTTCCCACGGCCACCACTTGAGGAGAGTCCACTCAGCCTTCTCAATCGAATAGCTCCGTGTCCATTCCTGAGCAGCCTCATGCAAGGCGGTGCCGACATCTGCTGCGAGTCCCGATGTTTCCAACAACGGATACTGCTGGTAAAGGTGACGGAACTCGAAACGACGCGGGCAGGACTCGAACGTGCCATCGATTGAATGACTCGTGATGAGGAACTTTCGATGGTCAGGTTCAATGCTCATTCGAGGTCTCCCATTTCAAGACTCAGATCGTCGAGGTTCGACATGTCCTGAATCGTTGCCGGCATCTTGCCGCCGAGGTCGAGGTTGCCAGCGATTGCTGCGAAGCGATTCGACTTGGCTTTGTTCGCCTGAGTCTTCGCAGCCTTCGTTTTCTTCTCAACTGCCAGTTCCTGCGCTTGACCCTTCACGGCTCGCATGAACTTAATCACGTTGTGAACGTCCCGATCAATGATGAGTCCATCGTACTCAGGATTCTCTTTGAGTTCGACGAAGATTCGCTTCACGTAGTCGCGGAAGTGACCGACGTTAAGGTCATTCACACCCTGATCGCGAATCATAAGCTTATCAAACTTATCCAGCATCTCTTGGAAGTTCTCGGGAATCGTATCAAAGAGATGATCGTAGTTCGCTTGCGGTTCCGCCTTCTTCGCAGCGGCCGCCGCAGCCAGGATTCGATTGGTCGGACTTGTTATGAGTCCGGTACCGGTTGACGTAGCAACTGCCGCTGGCTTTTCGTCAACTTCAACGGAAGTAACCGTACCGTCGTTATCCACTGCCTCAGCTGCCCTCGAATCTGAAGCTGTCTGAGGGCTAACTGCTGCTTTGCCGAGTACCGGCGATGCCACCACCTTCGAGTCCACTTTTTGAGGGGCCTTCCCGAGTGCAGCGAGAAGAGGATTGGGCCGCGATTCAGAGACCAGATTCGGTTTCGCCTCTGGTGCCTTTGCTTCCTGTTCATTGATTTGCTTCCCTTTCTGGAGAGCAGCGAGGAATCCCATCTTCGGGGCATCACTCATAGCACAAACTCCTTCATCTTAACCGAACCAAGATTCCGCATCTTCTGCAACTTGGTCACATGGAATTGAACGGCATACGAATCATAATCAATGCCGCGAACTTTGAATCGAAACGGACCTTCCGTCGAAAAGCCGAAGTAGTGAATCGGCGTTCCACTGTTCTTCATCTTCGCACGATTCTTCGAAAGGGCGGTTCTGATCTTCTGAATCAGATCATCACCCTCACCGCGCTTCGCCAAAAGAGTGATCGGCTCCAGCGTCGACTCCTGAAACATGCGAAGCATAATCTCCAGAACTTGGGCTCCAGAAAGATCATGAATCACGGCATCGATCATCCTGAGAGTCATGTGATAACACCCCCTCGAAGGCTGTCGGCGATGAGCGTGCACTCACGAATCGACATGGACAGAATACTGTAACGAGTGTGAGCAACTTCATACTCATCAATGTTTTGAGGGAGTCGATGCCTTGCTATGTATTCCTGCTGCTCATCCAGATAAAGTTGAATCGGAAGGAGCAATGCTTCGAGGGCCGAGATTGCCTCTTCGGCGTGAATCAGAGCTGCTTTCGTATCCTCGTCGAGCGCGTCGTCTGGAATCGACTCGACATAGATATTTTGAGGGGGAACCGGACCGCCGAACGTCAAGACTGACAGGATGACTGATTGTCCCTGATTCAGAAGCGCGAGCTCTTTCGGCGTCGGTTCCCATGCCGTCTCAATATGTTCGAGAGTGCGAGTCTGCCCAGCAATGCTGGTGGGCTTCATCACCTTACGAATCGGAAGACCAAGATAACCCTGATCCTCACCGATTACTTCGGTGCAACCGTTGATTCTGCGAATAAGCATTACCGTAATCCCCAAACTGGTTTCAGCTCTCGAGTCATAACATTGTCCGGCGCATGCACCGAGTCAAACAAGTCCTCAAAAGCCGAGGTTAAATCCTTCGCACAATGCGGATGGAGATAGACAGAAGGCCAGCGTTCGGATTGAGTCATGCGATCATAACCACCACCGAACACTTCATTCTGTCTAATCCAACGTTGATCGTTTCCGCAGTAGGAGCAGATCAGGAGTCGCATGTGCTAACCCTTTCGCAACTCATCCGCGGTTGGCGGAATCAATTCGTTCAAAGGAGTCACAAAGTCGATGATATCACCGAACTCTTTGTGAAGCTTATTACGAATGTCGAATCCGCACATGCCATGATAGAAGACCGAACTGAATCGAGAAGACTGAATCAGAACGTCTGAACCTTTGGGAGTCCCGTATGCAGCGGGACCCACCTTTCTCGATTTACCGCAGACACAGCAGCGAAGAATCTTGCCAGCCATCACGCATCCTCGTAAAGGTGATGATTATCGAAGTAATCTTCGACGGTGATGGGAACGTTGACTCGATTGCGAACGCCAGCGAAGTTTTCGATTCCCTCGTTCATCAAAGCACGATAGCGCTCGACTTTATCTGCAATCGTCTTGCCACTGATTTTCTGGCGGGAGATCGCATAACGAATCCCGTAATCAGTACCAAGAATAATCACACGCTTCGCCGCTCTGGTAATCGCAGTGTAGAGCCATTCACGACTCAGCTGTGACTTCTGCGCGGGATGGCAAATGATGATTGCCGTGTCGAACTGGGAGCCTTGGCACTTCGCGACGGTGGAGCAGTAAGCGAGTTGAATCCCGTCCACTGCCGCCTTCGTATTGTATTCACGAGTTGCCCCATTGTCGAAAGCGATTTTTACGATGTGACTCGCTGCACCGCCTTCAGCTGCTTCCTGTTCGTTTTCCTCGCCATAGGCGGCAAGGTCTTCCTCGTTCAGTTCGAGACCAGCGACTCCGTTGAGAGTGAAATCATCATGAGTCTCGGAGAGCAACTGCTTCCGGTAGGCGGCGACTTCTGCCTCGGTTCCTACCTTGCCGCGATTGCCCTTGTACCGATGATTCGGCTCGATCGACGTAATGACACCAGCCTGCCCGTTCGTGACTCGATTCTCCCGATCCGGCGGCTCATTCTTTGTCGCCATGACTCGGTTGTGAACCGCAAACTTTTTCCATGAACGGCCAGCGTCGATGATGATTCGCGGATGGTCGTCATTCGGTGGATCGACAAGGACTGCCAAGTGTTCATTCAGTGGTGCTTGCTGAACGAGGTCACTTGTCTTATTCATGTCATAGCCGTTACCGGCAGTCATGACACGATCCTTGTGCGGATTGTAGACAGGAACAGGATTCCCGTGCTCGTCCGGCATAGTCTTTTTGCGAAGTGCCATCAAAGTCTGGAGAATCTGTTTGCTGGCAACTTCCGGATTCTTGTCGAGATCGCCCCACAGAACACGCCAGTTTGGGTTATCCTTGGACGAATCGAAGATTGGCTTCTGCCCGGAAAGAACCTCGTGGGCGATGTCAATGATTCGGTTCGCGCCTTCGCCTTTCTGACGGTGAACCGTTGTCAGTTCGCTAACATGCCAGTTGGAAAGGGCATAGGCGAAGATCGGTTGACCGATGATTGGCGGAAGCTGATTCAAATCCCCCGTCATGATAATGCGTGTTCCGCGCTTGCAAGCACGAATGAGTTGAATCCAGAGTTCCATGCCGACCATCGAAGCTTCATCGATGATGAGCAAGTCCTCGTTCAGCTTGTTCAAGTTGTGGCGAGTCGGAACGAACATTCTCGTCTCACCGTCGGACTCTGGTTTGAATTCCAGAATCCCATGGATCGTATGGCAGCAAGCATGGAGCCATTCCGGCAGATTCGACTTCATGACTTGAACGGCCATGCCAGTGAAGGCGACGAATCCAATGTTGCAGCGCGACGAGTTCGGAATGCCACGGACCTGAAAGGTTGAATCTTTGCCATAGATAATTTCACGAATCAGATACTTCTGAACCGTGGTTTTACCAGTTCCGGCGGCACCAATCAAGCAAGCATATTGCTTGTTCTTCATGGCGTCGACGGCAGCCAACTGCGATTCATCCAGTTGAATATTCGGATTGACGAGTCCGCATTCTTCAAGACTCGGCAGTTCGAAATGCGACCCACGTGTAGGAACGAAACGCTGCACGGGAGTCGACTTGTCGAATGGATCAGTTTCCGGAACCAGTTCGGCCTCATCATATTCACCGATGATAGCCTCACCCTTAGTGAGAATCTGCGCCACCAAAGCATTCGCCTTAGCAATTTCTTCAGGAGTCGCGGCGATATCACTTGCCGCTTCTTCAATTTGGAGTCGCTGATTCCGCTGTGCTTGAAGCTGTGCGAAAAAGCCGTTGCCGCGTGGTAATGGATTGTTCATGACTCGCACCCCTTACATCTTGAAGTCGCCGAGACCCAGCGTTTCAGTGAACGCTGCGAATCTCAATGCTGCCTTAGAAGGCTTCTTTTCTTTTTTCGCGGTGGACGTTGCCGGAGTCGACTTTTTCTTTTCCAACGCAGCGGAGTATTTTTCGGCCAGCTTCGGCGGAATCACTGCACCAACTTCTTGCAGCGAGACAACGGCTTTTTGACCTCGGTGAATCGTGACCTTGCCGTTCTTATCCGCGTTACGGGAATTGATAGCAGCGATGGCGCGGCGACGGGCTTCATTCTCTCTTGCGACTCGTTCCTCTTCAAGAACAATTTGTTCCGGCGGCAAGCCCTTAGCAAGGAGAGCAGCGGAAAGAGACTGGCGATTCCCGGCCGGGCTGTACTGTGCCCTTGCAAGATAGCGAAGTCCATCATCTTCAATCTTGTCCACGAGAATCTTGAAGAGCGCGAAGTCAACGGCATTCTCGCGAACGAATTTCGCATCATCCTTCAAAACTTGAGTCCGGAGAGCATTGCGAAGGCTGTGAATCGCATCCAACTCAACAAGTTTATCAAGCAATGCTTGCGCCTTGGAGCCGAAATTGATAAATTCTTCCGACTCCTGAAGCTCGATCAGCCAAGCGAGTCGCATGTTGAGGAACGCAGAAGTTTGACGTTCACGCTCAATACGGCTGTGCTCGAAAAGGACACGAGACATTAGAATCGCAAGAAGATCGCGCGGATGATTCTGATAGAGCCATGTATACGACTCATAGGATTCGAACGATACCAGATGCATGGAAGGGCGGGACGAAAGAATCTGCCAGCGCATAGCCAGCTTATCAAGAATCTGTTCATCATCAAGCATTGGTGATTCGAAACGAATATAATCGATTGCCTTGTCCAAGGATTCCGGATTCACGGTTGAAATAACCTGTCCAGTCATGGAGCAGCGGGCCAGATGATAGCCATATTCCATTGCCTTGGCGATAATGGATTCGTTGAGATTCAGGGAAAGAGTCATGATAAATTCTCCTAAGAGATAAGAAAAGGTGGATTAGTTGGCGGGATGGAGTCGCAATTCAACTGAATGATTCGCGGCCCAAACGATAAGTTTATTCAGACTACGCAAATCCATTTTGTTGGAAACAACTACGAATCGCGTAATTATATTGCCAGTCTTAGGATCGAGAAACTCAACCCGCATTGTTGGCTGGACTTTTGTGCGAGTCGCTGGCGTGTTGTGAGTCGCTGCTAGATTCATTGAAGATACTCCGGAAAGTTGGTGAAGCGGCGAAAGAAAATTACCCCGTTAATTTCTCATGCCCGGTTTTTAAAAGCAAGGGAAATTTTGAGAATAATTTTCTCTCTTGCCCGCCCTAAAGCAACGTTTCCGGCAAATCCAATGCCTTAAACATGGCAATGTTAGAAATTTCTTCCTCTGGCAGCTTTCCTTTTGGCTTGAAGCGAGTCCGAAACTCCTCGATCATATCTTTATAGTCGCTTTCGGCCTGCTCGGGATCGACTCGCAAGAGTTTGTGAGTCTCGGCGTATGCCTTTGCCCAACTGTGTGCCGCTTGCTGACTCAGGAATTGCAGAAGTAGCCGTTGAATCGGTTGAAAGCCAATTCTGGCGGCGAGATCGAACATACATGGGATTCCCCATGCTGAGAGAAACTCCATTCGTGTTCGGATTGAGTCCTGAGCCGTTTCCGGCCAAAGGTCTTGAGGTGGGAGAATCAGAGCCTCGTTGATATTCGATCGTTCGATGGCACCGGTCAGGTAGTACTCGGTTCCCTGCATGGGATTCAGGGTTCCGATGTAAACGGTGCCCCACTTGATATACTCCTGCCCATTCACTTTCTCCCTCTGGTGATCCCCAGATCGACGAGAGAGTGACGGCAGCTTGATTCCGCGTTCGCCGATAGCCGAGCCGACCTCGTCCTCCTCTCGCAATGCAGGGAGAAACGGAAGGATGAATGTTTTGCTTAGCGGATGCCCGAGTCGGCAGATTTTCTCCCATGCCAGTTGAGTCGCTGGCCTGGGTTTTGGGATCATGTCGTCGCGCAGGTAAAAAGCCGAGGACTTGGGCTTCTTGATAAGGTTGAGTCCTAGGTTGGTTATTTCGAGATTCAAAGAGAGGATGGAAAGAGGGAGTCGACGGGAGAGGGAAAGATCGGGATAAGAGTAAGGGGATTCGAAGGCCGGGAAAAGATTCGTGTCGATGGTGAAGGAGAGAGTCATCAGTCGTAATCCCTATCGAAGTCAGGTTCCGAGAGCCAATCAGCAATGTCACGGGCCATTCCGGCGGCTTCGTGCATTGCAATGTGATTCTCGAGCCATGACAGTTGAGTGTCGGAGAGTGGTAGGAATCCCTCAAGTGGCGGGTCCTCGAAATACACCTCGTCGATGTAAAACTCAGGTCCCTCGCCGGGATCGTCCCAGCCGTTGCTTGGGTAGCCGAGGGATTCGAACTTCAGTTCGAGTGTCAGTTCATATCCCTGATCGCCTTTGAGGGTCTCATGGAATCTGGGATCAACTGGGAATCCCTTCTCGATGATCTGATGAAGATCAAAGGTGGTTGATTTGCTCCAAGTCATGGTGAGTCGACTCCTTCTACATAATCGCGGAAATAGCGTTCGATTGGATAGCCGAGAGACTCGGTGTAAACCGAGCAATGACCTTCGTGGGTTTGGACGACCCAAGAGTCGCCGTCGAGCAGTTCCATGGCCGGGCCGATGGGAGAGCGAAGGAACCAGCGCTGGAGCCCCGAATGGAATTGAATTGCGTAGCCCATTGCATGTTGATTCACGAGAAGATCGATGAACCACTTTGGGTAGGCGAGAGTGAGTCCTTGCTCGTTCATGCTGAAGTGAACGCCCTCGGCGTGCCATTTATCATCGTGGAGGCCGACGAGTTTGCGGAAGTTCTGAGTCATTGGAAAGATTCCTTATTCCATGAAAACGAAGTTGCAGGAGCCGTCACAGCGAATCATGATGTGATGACGACTCCCGGAGATGGTAGCGTGCCAGTGGCCGGCGCACTCCTCGCATTTGTATTTCGCTTTGCGAATCTGCTTTTTAAGCATCACCTTTTTCATTTTCATTGCGTTCGGCAGGCGAGTCTCCATGAGTTTTAGGAACTTCTTCACCTGCGGGGCGTCGCTCGTCAGCATAGATGGGTTGCTCGGAGTCTGCCCACTGAGTGGCCGAACGTGATCGAGATTCTGACTCGCGAAAGCCTTCAGTGCCAATTCGGAAGATGGCGCCGTGCCTTGCGAGTTTTTCGAAGTGGCGGCTGGTGAGTCGACTCGTGACTGCGCCATCTTCTGGGAACGTTCTGTCGCCTCTCGAATCGCTCTCTGGAGCATGTTCTCTTTCGGTTCGGTCATTCTCTTCTCCTTTCAAGATTCCCAGACGTTCCACCATTCGACCAGCGTCGAAGCCGACTTGATATGCGCGAGTCGCGAAGACATTGGAGTCAGAAACCTGTCGCCGCCCCTCTGCCAAACCTTTCGCATAACCGGATTCATAGTTCATATCCCTCAAGTGCAATCGCTCTTCCTGAGTCATCACATGATATCCCTCAGCCCTCAAAAGACTTTTCATCCATGCGAGATCTGAGAATCCGGTTTCACCCTTCCGGTAAATGAGATAGGATCGTTCCATGAGGAGTTTGATGGCGAAGGCGAGGTCATCCTTCGAGGGATTCAGAGTGTCGATCACAGCGCGGCCCTGCCCCCTCAAAAGCGAACTTGCTACTTCAACGTCAACCAGAGAAGGATTCCGGTAGTTCACCACTCGATGTTCAAATTTTTTGAATTCAGAATGGGCATGAGCGGAGTCGACGGAATCGAAGACAGAATTGTTCAGTGTCTCGACCTTTGAGGGAGTCTGGCTTTCGAGGGCTGAGTGGAGCCCCGCCATGTTTTGATATGTGGTTTCGGTGTCGATGAGAGTCCCTCGAGCGATGAGTTCTTTGATAGACTTTTCGTTACTCTCAGCCGGTTCCCACCAGCGAGAGAAGTAAGACTCGTTGCAGACAAAGATTGCAGCAGAGACTCGATAGATTCTCTCGTCTCCCTCAGGAGTGGGGATCAAAGCATTAGGAGAGACGAGTACGAGATATTCACCTTCGACAATTGTGACTCCCACACCACCGGCTGCATCAGAGACGACGATTGGGTTTTTCACAGACTCGTCAGAACGAGCGATTCGAAAGCTGAAACCAGCGGGGACCGAAAAGATTCCTTCCTTCGGAATCGCAGGCACCTTCCAATACGAGCACCAAGCAATTCTCCTTCCCTCGAAGGATGCGACCTTGATGAGATTCTTGTCGGAGGTCTTAATTGTGAGTCGTGGCATTTTGCGTTCCTTTCTTGAGAACGTTTCGAAAACGAGAGTCATCCCCTCTAAAGCTGCATTCACTACGTCCTGGCCGATCATGATTCTTCATTCCTCGAAGGCCTATTGATTAGATTCGCAATCTCATTCCTCAGATCATACTCCTCTTTCGAGGGAAATTTGAAAGGAAGGGATGCGACTCGAGCGACTTCGGAATCACGTTCCCTTTCGAGGGTGAAGTGAGTGGAGTGAAGAGTCGTGCAAGGAGCTTCGGTTGTTGCATTGCCATTCTGAGGGGTTTGAGGGGAAGGAGGATTCAGAGCGTTGAAGCCAGTTCGGATCAGAACCTCGGCGGCTTCAATCAAAAACAGTCCCTGAATCTCGGCGTAGTTACTCAGAAGTTTGTGACTCTCGAGAGGAATGGTAATCACCGCTCTTTTGAGGGGAGGCTTCCGAGGGGCGTGATTCCTGACAGTAATGCCGTGCTTCTTTAGTACGGAGAGAATGGAGCGGCGACCGAGTTTTACAATTGGAATCAAATCCTTGATAGTCATGCCGGATTCATAAAGCAGAACAATTTGCGGCTCCATCACCAAAACCTCAAGCCTAGTTGGCTGCCTCTTACTCATGACTCGCTCCTTTCACTGCGCGCGTTCATTTATTCCCTGAATTTTCCCACCTTTGAAAAACCGTGTCAAACGCAAAAATTACCGCTAACGCGCAAAAAACCCTTAAAATTCAACCACTTACGGTAATTTCCACAAAACCCTCAAATTCCCTCAAATAAATTCCACGAATCCCAGGCCCTCAAATCACTTCACTCCTATTCTGATTAATTACCTTTCGAGGGAGTCAGATGGCTTTTGAGGGAATCAAGCATGAGAGTAATCGTTTCGAGGGAGTGGGGGAGTCATTAGAGGGATGTTTGAGGGCTTTAGAGGGCTTGTGAGTCGGAAAGTGAGAGCAAATTGGGACCCAACTCACTCCCAATCCTCGAATCCGACAGCCCTCGAATCATCTTCATCCTTTCCATTGATATCTTTTGAGGGCAGAGTCGAATCATTAGAGGGGTTTGTACCCGTTTTGAGGGCAAAATGTTTGAGGGGAATGATTCAAGAGTAGGATGTTTGAGGGTTTGAATCCGGGTTATCAGAGGGGTTCTTTTTTTCCGTACGCGAGAACGTTTTTAAAGAGTAGTGTAATTGCTCACTACTTTATTTCATTGACAATAGAATATAATTGTGTACACTTACACCCTCCGCAGTTTTCTGGCGGCCGTACACAACTTTTAATTTTTCCCTCAAATTATGGATTCGGAGAGAACAGATGGACATTATGAATGCAGACTTTGGCTCGATTCTCACTGCAAAAGGCAAAGATTTCTTTGTGAAGAGGGATGAATCACCGGGTATCTTTTTTCAGAAGTACGGGTTGATCTGGAAAAGATTCATGTCGATTGAGGAGATTTCGAGTCAGTGGTATCAGAAATACCATGAATATTTTGACTTAGATGAGCAGAATCGGCTCATTCAAATGCCGACTCTCACTCAAATGATCCAAGTGCTTAAGTGGGTGCAAGAATCGAATAACGAGGATCATGATAACTACGAATCAGTATGGACTCAAGAGCGTCAAGAAAAGTGGAAAGAGGCAGGCCGTACGATTCCTGCGCTAGTCCCTCGAATTGATGCGGATTTTGACAAAGTTGAATCGTTTATTTCTGGAATTGATTCCAGCAAATTGAAAGAGATGACATTCTTGGAATTTTTCAGGAATCTTCATGCTCAGGATTATCGAGTCTCAACCTATTTGTTGTTCGCAACTCGCTGGCGAGAGTTGAATCCCACTCAATCTATTGTTCTTGAGCGTCAAGATGCACTCGAATCAATAGAGCGTAGACGAGAATACAATCGATTGCAGATGCAAAACAGCAGGGCCGCGCTCAAAGAAGCATCTGGATTCGGAGACATTAACAAACTTGTGACTCAACAAATCAATGAAACCCTCAAACATTACACAAACGTAAAGCGAATTAAGGTTGAACTTGCTCTGAGTCAACGTTACCACGATGATGCTTTGAGTCAAATGGAATCATCCCTCAAACAGTTGAAAGAGGAACTTGAATCCCCACGTAACCACTCCGAGATTCAACACAATAAAATACTGACAGTCCTGAAATCAATAGCCAGTGAAGAATGGTGAACAGAGTCGGGACAACTCTCTCACCCCTACGCGCCCACTCACACGCGAGTCACGTGCCTGCACACACCTGCCCATGCGAGCGCCAGCGCGTGCTATTCGCGGACTAGGTGGATTCGACGCGGGAAAGAAAAAATCACAGTGAGGGGCGAAAAAATCGAAATTGCCTCTTGCAATGTGAATGGAAACGTGAGAAGCTAATCTCAAGTTGATAGGCAATGAAGCCGCAACGAATTTAACTCTCCGAGTCACAGACTCATTAAACCGAAGGAATCAAGATCATGGCTGATATCAACAGCAACGTCGAAACTGCAACCGAATCCAAGCCCGCTGCAACCGCCGCCAATGGCAATCTCGTCATCCTGATGGATGCGGACAAGGTAAAGCAGATTCGCAGCAAGCTCGGCGACCGCACCACGTTCGAAACCGAAGGCGAATCCACCGCCTACCAGCAGGCAGAAGCGCATCTGGAAAAGGCAGCGGGCGAAACCTCTGGATTCCACGGCCTTCAGGTTTTCACCGGCAAGGATATCGAGTCCGCGAATCGCCTTGTTGTCGCAACCGTCGGCGTTCGAGACAAGGAAGCCAAGCGCAACGGCTACAAGGCAATCGTCGTGTTTGCCCAGCCCACGATTCAGGACTTCCTCACCGATGAATCCGAAGCGGCTATCGCTTTCGTGAACAAGCTCATCGAGCGTGAGGCGACGGACGTGGCATTCTCCGGAATCCGCACGGCTGAAACCATCGACGATATGCAGACGGTAATGACTGGACTCCCTGTCACAGTTGCCGATATCGTTTCCGTCGAGCGCGCTGGTGGCGGCCTTGGCGATTCGATCTTTGGTGAATATTGGGCAGACTTCCGCAAGGCCGTACTTCGCGAAAAGTACAAGAAGCTGGATGAGGCCCTGCCGCAGAAGCCGGAATTCATCAAGGCGCTTCGCTCGTCCAGCTATGCGAAGGCGAATCCGGCCACGGCTGAACTTGAAGCCCGTGGTTATATCAAGGGCATTGGTGAATTGTTCGTGAAGGCGGTTGAGGCGATTGCCGCTCAGAACGGCGAGGAAGCCGATACCGATACCGTGAAGGGCTGGATCGCAGGTCGCGACTCGCTCAACATCGACTACACCGTCAAGGCGGTTACGGTTGAGGATGATATCGTTTTGGAACTTTAATCCAGCGGCATCGACTCGGTAATGAACTGGCCACTAGGGGAAACTCTAGTGGCCTTTTTTGTGTGAGGACTATTGCCATTCACTAGGAAATGTGAGACTATGAGTCATAGTCAATCAAACAGGAGTGAATGGAAATGGCTATCAAGCAAGACCCTCAGCAGATTCTCCCTCACCTCGCTTACAATTTGGCCGAAGCCCTCGAAATGGTTCAGGTCATTCAAGTGGAATACGAGTCCAACGGCATGGATTCACTGGCGAATATCGATTATGGCGCAGCGTTGAATACGATTCTCGCTAAGGTGAATGCACAGATGAAGATGCTTGATGAATCAGGTATCTTCACAGCTGGCTGGCAGAGTGAGGAGTGAGCGACATGGCAACGATTCGCAAAGTTGGCGGCATTCACTTCATTAAGATTGGTCGCGTTAATATCTCTTTCTCGTTGAGCCGCGCCGCATCTCAGCCTCTGAATCATGACCGCGCTGACGAGATCGTGACTCGTATCGAAGATGCAATCGCGACCCCTCTCAATCCAGTCATGACCATTGGCGCGCTCATCATCTTCATCATCTGGACACTTGCTCTTGTTCAAGTCGACACTGATTCATGGTCGCGTCTCGCAACCTTTCTTTACAATAGCTAGTTGACAACCTTGTGACTCGTGTGGTACAATACCATGCGAGTCAATTCGCTCGTCGCTTCGCTCCTCGAAAAAGAAACGGTGTCTGCGACGCTTTGTTGATTCGCTTCATTACATTCCGCTCATGACGCTCCCTGTGGTCGCTTTTTCTCGAACCCGGGGGGTATGTCCCCCCTTCTGTGGAATCGGCCGGGCCTGTTAATATGGGCCCCCGGTTCCTGGTTCCTGGTTCCTGACACCCTGAACATAGTCGGGACTCCGACGATGACGATTTTGGGAGTCACCGGGGGGTCTCTGCGAGATTCAGATGGGTCCCATAGGGGAAATTCAGTTCCTTTTCCGCGGAGCGGTAGGGCCCCAACTGCATATGGTTTTGTGAATCCCTCAAATTGATTGCCCTCAGAACGGTTACCTGGAGGGAATCGACAGCTCGACGACCCTCGAATCGAAAAGTCGTTGCGGCTCCAGGGAATAGAGATAGAGTAGTTTTGTGAATCCCTCGAAAGGTTCCCTCGAAAAGCGTTTATGGGCATTTCACTTTTCGGTACGGTTGAGTCTTTCGAGGGGCCTGTTTGGATTCAAAGCCCGTTAGGAATGCGGGATAGGAGAAGTGTTATGGCCGGGAATGTGTTTGAGGGGGTTCTGGAGTCGTTGGAGGGGGAAGGGGAGTTTAGG